TGGGTCTAGATGAAGTAGATATTCCACCACATCACTTTGATGAACTCGACCTAGAAATTGGTGGGCCTAGTGTATGGGTGTTAGGAGATGACTATGAAATGTTACAAGGAGATGAATAAAATGCAAGACGAAGAAGAAAATGTAAATGATATGATGAATGATATGTTGAATGATATAATGCAAGGGTTATGGGATGATGTCGCTAATGAAAGTGCAGAAGTGGTGGAAGCCATCAAGACTAACAAAAGCGATTACGGCACTCTAACGCCTGATAGATTGGCTAAGGTGATGTCGCAGAAAGCGGCTAGTTTGATTAAGGATAGACAGAAGAGTAGTGTTTATCCTAGTTTACCAATTGAGTTATTGTTGTTGGAAGATGACGATGCTCTTGCAGCAGCAGCACTTACTTACATAGAAGATGAGTTAGTTAATGAGTATGCTTTCATACGTGCTTGTCCTGAAGTTGCTAGACATGGTGTGATTGAATCTATCAAAGTAACTAGAGAAACATACATGGGTGAATGGAGAAGGCTTGCTACAATAATGAAAGAGCAAGACCCTAATGGATGTATGTTACTACAACCTTTCATTGATGCTACATCAAGTATGGTGCTTGCACCTAATCAGTATGCTGTTGTTGGTGAAGGGCATGATGGGGTTACTGCTTCACATGGTAGACAACTATATTTTGCTTTGAAGCCTAGAAATGAAGATGCTAATGTGGCAGAATACTTTGAAGGTTTGGGTCAAGTGCAAAAGGATAACTACGAGTTAGAGTTTGTGTTTGATAGAGGTGAGAAATGGCTGACATGGACTGAGGCTTACATGCACTCAAACATCTATCTAACACAAGTGAGAGGTGCGCCTGAACATGCACCTTTGATGCCACCATTTACATATTTAGATGTGGAGGGTAATGAAGTATTATCAGTCATCAATGGTATGATACCACAAGGAAAGGTTGAGGTTAATCAAGTGTGGGTGGCTGAAGGATTGGAAGAAGTAGCATGGTTAGAAGAGAACATCACAAGAGAACTATGCCCTGAGGGGTTTGTTATATCACACCCTGAAGGCTCTATGTTATCTCACATATGCGCTCATGCAAGAGGACATGGCATACCTTACATCGTAGGGAGTCCTGAGATTGGAGAGACATGGATTGAAGGTTCAGCAGGTTGGGTTGCTAATACAGCAATACATATCATCCCTCAACCATACAACCCTTACCATAGTGACATGCAACAAGCATTCTATGTTGGGCTAACCTTATCTCAAACTAGGTATCAAAGACAACATGGTTGGTTCTCTCATTTCTTCCATCAATGGAAAGGTCAGAATTGGAACGGCACTAAATGTGCTGTGTTAGCAGGTGCGTTTGCAGGTTGGGTTGTGAAAGCAGCCTTATCAGTATGTCTTGGAGAGATGAGGCATATTTACATCAATCCTACCATCGCACAAAATGGTTACATCGAAGTTCCCACTGTATTACATCTGTTGTGTGGCGACCACTTTGAAGGATTCAGTTTGAAGAACAGGCAACATTACTTTGCTAGTGTAGAGAATCAGAATCCATCATATTCTGATATGAAGGCCGCACTTGAATGGTGTGCTAAATATTTCAATAATGATAACATAAAATGGAAGAATGGTTTTGGTGGAAAGAATTGGCAAGAGTGTGCTTTGAAGGCTGCTGAAGTAGCAGGTATCATAGATACTTTTGTGAATGATATGAGTGAAGAGAATCTTAAGGCAGTATCATTAGCGGTTAATTCCTGTGAAACATGGCAACACAACAATGGTAGTTTGTTCAACAAGTTCCTACATCATACAGCATTGGACTATGGAACAGGTGCTTTCCCACATGATAAGAGGGCATTGGCTTCTATGATGAGAACATGGGAACTAGCAGAAAAGATGTTCACCGAGGACAATGAAGGATTGAAAGACACATCATGTGATTGGGGAGAGTTGTTTGGTTTCTTGAAGGGAAAGAACCCTGCCTATTGGAGAAACAACTTCATGGGTAGTTCGTTTGATGTGCCTGAGTATCTGAGAGATGTGGTGAAGAAACTACCACAAGATGCTAGACACATACCTAGTAAGTATTCTAATGGTAAAACACCTGCGTTCATACCTTGTGGTTCTGAAGATTGTGCAATATGTAAAGAGTTGGATATAGTTATCTTGGCTAATGCAATTGGTGGTTTCGATTACACAAGTATGTTCTTTAATCCTGTATCACCATCTGTATTCTTACCACTACCTGAGGGTAAATCTTCTCAGTTGACATATCATGTGTGTGGTTTGATACAGAATAAAAAGTACGATGAGGTTGATGCTCAGATGTTTGTTAATGCTTGGAATGGTATAGAAAAGAACGACCCAATGTTTGATGTGTTGGTGGCTATGATGAAAAAGATGTTGAAGATACAAGCGGTGAAAGGAAAAGATACTGAATGGATGGTAGACTTTAATGAGTTGAACAAGGATGGTGATGAATGATGGTTAGTAAGATGAATTGTCATACAGGAAACCCACTTGTGTTTGAAGCAGAAGGTATCAAAGTGTATGCTGGCGGTACATCTAGGCAAGGTGCATGGACAAGAATGAACCCTTATCCTGATGTAGCAATTGGGCCTGTTGATGTTATGCCTATGAAGATAAAGAGAGATGTGTTGCCTGATGGTTGGTCTTGTACTGATAAGATTGACACAGGAAAAATACCACACATCATAGGTATCGATTGGCCTGATTTCAGTATACCTGCTAATTTAGGTAAGGACTTTTGGATAGCGTTGGTTGATGATTTCAAAACTAAGAATGTAAAGACTGTCTCTACATCATGTATGGGCGGACATGGTAGAACAGGTGTGCAGTTGGCTATCCTTGCTCACCTGATGATACCTACAAAAGACCAAACTTGGAAGGATGTAGCGGAGTTGGTTAATTACATCAGAGATAGTTATTGCACACATGCAGTAGAGAACTTTGCTCAACAACAATATATTGCAGACATGATTGACATACCTGTTGGAGATACTTTGTTTATTCAAAGTAACAACAAAATTACGTGGGATGATGTTTCTATGCAAAGTATCTACGATGAGTTGGCTGAAACAGATAAGAAGAAAGGTAAGAAAGGTAAGAAAGGTAAGAGTCGAAAGAGGGAGAGAAAGGCTATTGATGGTGTGGAGTTTAAGAAACGTGGTAAGCAATCTAACTTAGGAGATTATGTTAGTCAGAGTAAACCAAAAGATGATTTCGTTCAAAGAGGTTATGTCTTGTGTGATATGTTAGAAGCACACGATGAATATAATAGATTCATATGGTTTGAAAATAAGATGTACCATGATAATGTTGAGTCATTAGAAGAAATATTTGGTATGTTATCACCTGTACATGACATCAATGATTACAAGAAAGAAGGTTTGTGTGTTTCATGTGGAGAAGAATACACGATATTAGAAATGCATCATAATGAATGTAAGTATTGTATAGCAAAAGATTTGGGAATCAAATTAGATTATGAGAAACAAAAGATTCTAGGGAAGTCAGCCGCTTTCATAGAGGTAATAGAAGAAGGTGGAAGTATCACTATGAAACCACTTAGTGATACGGATTACTTTAAGGAACAACGGGAAATGATAGGCCCGTACCTTAAAGACAGTGGTAAAAAAAAAGGAAGTGAAAAAGAATGGAAGATGATAAAATGAATAGAATGCAAGTGAAATGTAACTACGATAGTGGTATGATGCACATACAAGTTTTGTGTGATACTCAATCTGAGTTAAGTAATAGGAAGTACGGGTATACTGATAGAATACCTTGTGAAGATAAAGTGAGTCAATACTTACGTTCACAAGACCCTGAGTTTGAATCAGCAGCGAATACAGGTAAGAACTATGTGGGTATGTCAGCCTTAGTTTATCCTGAACATACTATTGGTGGACAGCCTAGTGTGCAGTTGTTGATACATGGTTCTGAACATAACCATCCACAAGGTATGGTGTGTTCAGTTGCTATGAGTAAGAAAGACATTATTGATTTAGTGAAGTATCTAAGAAGTGTTGATATGTTAGTTGAACAACAAGGTCTACCTATTACACCTATGGGGGATGAAGAATAAATGCCTACTATTATACAACAGGCTAGAACGATGCTTGAAAGGATTCAGCAACAGGATGACGATAACCATACTTACATTGAATGGTTAGAAGAGACACATCGACATCTATATCCTGACAACGACATCTATACTGCTTATGAGAAAGCAACAGGCATTTTTGCGGAGGAAGAAGAATGATTGATACAGACAAATACGAAACAATGACCCAACATGATTTGATTGAGATAATCAACCATTGGGAACAACTTGCTTTCCAAAAGACAAATGAAGTCAAGCGGTTGCGTGAAGAACTAAGACTTACTAAGGAATGGTTACACCAACTTTATGATGAGGAATTAAACTCGGCTTTTAGATATCATGTATATGGAGATGATGTAGAGGTGATTGAATGATTGATACAGACAAATACGAAGGACATACACCTGCGCCGTGGACAATTGAACTCGGTAATATGGAAGAATATGGTGAAACTGATACTGTTATGTCAAGTGAAGGTGAAGTTGCGATGAATGTTATGCGACAAGATGTTGCGTTGTTAGCAGACGCACCACTTCTCCTAGCAGAAGTCAAGCGACTACAAGAAAGGTTAGATTGGATTCTTGGTGATGAAGAATTAGCGGGTTATGTATGGGAAAAAGAAGTTGCATACATGGAATGGGAAGGTGTAAGGCTACCGTGGATTAGTGCAGATGAATGGGGTGAAGAAGAATGAGTGTGGATTATAGAATGCGAAGAATTAGAAATATCATCAAGAGATTTGACAAAAAGGAAGCCTCAAATATCGGTGATTTAGTAGCGGCCTTCGATGCAATAAAGGCAGAAGTTGCTATCTATGAAACAGTCAGGTTGAGGAATGAAAAGGAGTTGATTGAATGAGTATAGACTTAAGCGAAACAAAACCTGTGTATGAAATACACATTTGGTATGATAAAACAGAACCACCATTAGGTGAGTTTGATGAGTTTGTGAAGTATGAAAATGCTAACGAAGCGATAGAAGCATATCACAAATTAGATTGTGCATACAAGATACTCATGGAGTATGCTGGTGATGATGGTGATATGTTATTGGAATACAGTAGAGGTGATTGAATGATACTAACACCGGATAGCGTAGACCAACATGGAAATATTACTATGGAAAAAGACACATACAATGTGCATACTCATACTATGACTTTTATGATTGAGGGTTATCCTTTCACACCACTTGATTGTGTGGTTGAAATTAACGGCTGTAATACATGTGGTGAGAATACCATCAACTTACCATGTGAAAACGATGAAGATGGAGTAAAAGAATTAGTTGTGTGTAAAAAATGCAACACATTAAAATTGAATATAACGGAAGTGTAAAAAATGATTGAAGGAGAAATAAATTGGATGAATAAAAGTATGATGCAGCATGTGAAAGATACATTTGAGGGTATGAGAATAGACTCGGTGTGGTTTCCTGAAGGTGGTGGTTTCATTGTCAAGAAGGTTGAAGATAAAAAGGTCAGCCTTGTTAGATGTGTAAACTACAGCATACCTATGAAAAACGTAACAGGATTGAAGATGTTGCTTTTTGACTTAGGGTACAGTTTCACAGATGAAGATGCACAGTGGGATGATTTACCATTGAATGAAGAAGATATGGATAAGATGAATGAAGATTACAATAACACAATTGTGGCTTCATGGAGAACCTCTAGTGGTTTCCCACTATCTGAGATTGATGGTTTGAAATACTTCCCAAAGATTGTACACACACAAGAAGTGTTGAGTGAGGATGGAGATATAACTGAGTTATATCATTGGGCTGTGCCTTTGAGATGTCCTGAGACAGATGAAGAAGTAATAGTCAATCCACAGGATTACTCACTATTGTATGGTGCAGAGGCTTTGCATAGAGTCTTACATGAGGGAGTGATATATCAAGCACACACAAGAGGGAAGTTGGCTGAGTTAATTGAGTTGGGTGAGTATGATGCTTCCAACTACAAGACGTTGGGTTTCACACTCGATGGTGAGAAAATACCTGAGTGGATGATAGGACAACATTGTGAGATGATAGTGAATGATAGAGGTGAGGAAGAATGAATGAAGAGATAAAAGAAAAATTGAAATGGAATGAAAGAAAAATAGCGATAAGAGATGAATATAAGGCATATATACCTACTAAACGAATGAAAACGAATGAAAGAATGCGTGTGGATGTTTGTGGTGTATCAACAGACAAACTATCAAACGAAGAAGCAATTGACCGTTTCTTTGTTTATTGGGCTAGTCCGTTTAACGAAGAGTTGATAGATAAACACATGGAGAGTGATGATGCTCACAACATAGATGTATTGAGGAACTTCAACAATACAATTACATACAATAGTGGGCCGACTGTAAAAACTAATTCTTTATGGTTAGAAGGTATGAACACAAGCATTCCAAATTGGGCTTGTAGTGCTATGATTGCTTACTGTGAACAGGAGGAAGAGTGAATGTTATCATATACAAGTTTAATGGGTTTAATTAAGTTTCAAAATAAATACGCACATGTTGAAGGTCTGAAAGAAGATATGGATGTATTGATAGGAGTAACGATGGATGCAGAAAGAAAAGATGAAAAGAAACTCATAGAAAAAATAGAAAAAGAGCATGAGATAGAAAAACGAAGATTGATGGATTGGTTGCCATATCATTACGATTGTCACCATACGGAACAAGATATTATTGACGGTGTTGATGTTTGCATAGGTGAAAACCCATATGCTGAAAGTGAAGAAGAATCGAAGTATGTGGTGAATATCAAAGGTAGTAGTTTCATACATCGTGTGTTGCTTGATTTAAGAGCAAGAACCTTACTTACAAAAGCACATTTGGATTATGAAGATGAGTGTAAAAGTTATCGTTATGGGGAGTATACTCATGGTGATGGTTACTATGACGCTTATGGTGATATACAAGATAGACTAAAAGAAATAGATAGTGCTATTGAGAAGGTGACAGCATGAAAAATTACAAAGGATGGAGAATGGAAATGAGAGAAGGCCAAGAGGTATATGTCTGTGATGAAACAGAAATAGTAGCGATTCCACATTGGACAATTAACGGTACACGATACCGTGTGTACCACAAAGGAATAGAGGTGACAGCATGAAAGAAGATGGAAGAGGTCAAGAATACCTCGACGAGAATATATGCTTACATGAAGATGTGCTTTTGAATGACTATACTGTTACACTAGCGGGAACAGCAGAAGATTTTATCACCGTAGAGGTTTGGTGTACGAGATGTGGTGATGTTCAAAAACAAAATATTTCTATAGAAGTAATGATAGATATGTTAAACTTGGAGTGGGAAGAATGAGATTCAAGAGTGTAAAACATGCTGAGTATGAGATACTGAAAGCAATAATGGTTACAAGGGTAGAGGGAACTTTCCATGAAACCATTGATGGGATTAGAATGATTGGTGTGCCTTCTAATGATAAGGTGGCTGAACAAAGATTCAACAAAGCAGCCAGCAACATCGTTAAGGTGATTTCTAACATGATGGAGAAAAGAAGTAAGTATTTACCTGAAGAACATCCTGAGTATGGGATGGACATTAAAGAAGTAAGAAAGATAATGAGGGCGACAATATGAAGAGTGAAATGATATGCACAAATAATCTATGTCGAGTTGAAAATTACTATGTTGGTGATTGGGAAGATGGTTTATGGAAGGGTGAAGAAGGGAGTGCGTGGAGTATGTTGTTAAACAATTGTTGCCCGCCTGTGGAGAAAAAGGAGAAAGAAATGTATGAGTAAGAAAAGCAAATGTAAAACATTACACCCAAGAGTAAAAGGAGAAAGAAAATGCCGTACATGTGGTTATGTGTATGGTGAATAGGAGAGGAAAGAAATGAAAGAGATATGGAGAACACCTAGTTTAGAAGGTAAATGGAAAGACGGAAAAGGACATGTTGTATTGAGCGTAGTGCCTTATTATCAAAGAGTGTGGGTTGATATGAGGATGCACAATATGGAGAGAGAAGGAACATCACACACAAGCCGAGGCTTTAGGCTAACGATAGGTCAAGCAGAAAACCTGTTGGGGCAACTTGCAGTTGCTATTGATAAAGCGAAAGAAGAAGAAGAGAAAAATAAAAGAAAAGGAGATGAATGAAGAATGAATAAAGAATGGACAGATGGCTCAGGTAAAGCACTTTCAAAAGTTGCTAGTATGCTGACGAAAGAAGAAAACCAAAGACACACAAAAGACGATGACTATTTTTCAGACCCTCGATTGTATGTTCAAGATTTGAACACAGGCGCAGCGTTGATGATTACGCCTGAAACACATGAGGGTGGAAAAACTCAGGGTCGAGGTTACAGGAAATGTAAATCTGTAAGACAAAGAATGCCAAACAAGGTATCACCTAAGTTACAAGTGTCGGTGTTATTAGATATGCTAGTAGCACAACTTGTTCCTAAAGGTGAGGATAGAGTTGGCCCACTTGCAGAAGCAGCGTACAGGAGAATAGTTGATGCTATGTTGGAAGCACAACAAGCAGATGATTGGTTGAAGCAGAATGCAAAGCACAGTAAAAAGGTGAATGAAATGATAGAGAGGCTACAAGAGATGACATGGGTTGAAAGAAAAGGCGACTCCTTAATCAAGGTAGACATCGTGAAACTTGACGAGGCTAAGATGACAGCAGAGATGTTAGAAATGGAAGTGGTTGAATGAAGATTCAATGGTATCAATCAAGGTATTTGATTTGCCCTGTTTGTGATGAATGTTCACCCACATGGTTTTATCTTAAAGAAATTAAAGGTTGGGTTAAACATCATAATGAAGGGTGTGGTGCTACGAGTTTCAAAGAAGAAGGATATGTTGAGGTGGTTGAATGAGTGATTATTGCTACTGTGGTAAATGTGGTTCTGAAATGAAATCAAAAGGATTAGCAAGAATAGAAGGATTGTGTCAATACTGTTGGGATAAATGGTATAGACAAGAAATTGCGTGGTTAAATAGAGTATACAGCGAGGTGGTTGAATGAGTGAGAAAAGATTTGATTCGATTAATGTGTGGGATATACAAGACCAACATGATTTGTATTGGACACACTCTCTACGAGGAATGTTGGGTATGGTAGACCAAATTATCAGAATTGAAGGTCGTGATGAAGAAAAGTTCAAGGAAAGAATTGCTGAGTTTATGTGGAAAGTTGTGCAAGCAAATCTCCACTTTTCCTCTTCACCAAGACATGAAGATGAATGTGAGAGATGTGGCACAGTTTGGAAGTTTAGTGGTGAGCCGGGTATTAGCCATCTTGTTTCTGAAGCCTATCCTAGAGTAAATCAAAAAACTAGATATTGGGAAGAACAACGTAGACTCAAACGTCAAGACCCATCAATCGAAGGCGATGAATGATGGTGTTTAATTGTTGGTCTAGTGAGCCACCTTTACCCGCTACTGAGTCTAGTTGTTTGGGATAAAACTCTTCTACTGATTGTAAGTATGGCTCAACAAAATCATCAAATGGGTTTTTATCCATTGTTTGAAGGTATGCTTCTGATTGTTCTTCAGGTAAGGTGTATTCAGTACCCAATTTTCTTGGTGTACCCCTTTCTTTTTCAAATGCTAACCGAGCCTCTCCATCTACCGGATTTGAAGGCCCATAGAACATCGCATCGTTTATCAACGCTCTATCTTCTATCGCATTAGGATTGCCTGTTATCTGCTTAACATTAAAAATACCTTTATTTGATGGTGTCGTCATCCAATTACGAGGGCCAACATCAGCAAGACCCAACGCTTCTAGCAATTGGCCGTATTTGTGTCCTTCATAGAGTGACCCTGCTAAAGTCAATCCTCTTGCTTTATCATTATATTGTTCTTCTATAGGCACACCTCTTATTTGAGTGGACATAACAGCGGGTGTGCCTTTACCACGCCCTTCAAAAAACTTCATATCAGCATCAGATAACATTTCATCATAAGCAAATGGTTTTTGCCCAACAATTAAATTAGCCATTTCAGGCATTTGTGAGAGTATATTGTTGCTATACATATCATCTAGTGTGTAACCATGACCTAGTTTAGTAACATCAGGGTCGCCTTCTATACCGTAAACTACCTGATTAGCACCTTCTCCTATTCTTTGACCTTGACTTGGTTGAAATTGAGACTTGAGCAGCAACCACGCTTGCTCAAATGCTTCACTCATAGTGTGTCGTAAACGTGTTGTATAATAGAGATTTCTAATGATAAATAGAATAAATACGTGTTTGTTTTATAAAGGTTTTAGATTCAAGCATAATATAGAGCGTGAAAAAATGTCGAAAGGGATAATTTATGAAAGAACCTGTACAAAAATAAAAGAAGATGGATATAGATGTGGTAAATCCTATTACTCAAAAAGAAAGACCGTTGGTAAAAACTATTGCGATGAATGTAAACTTTCTCAAAATAACTTAACGTCAAGAGCAGGTCTTACAAGAAGTAGGAATAAATATGCTAAGGGTGGTAACGATGAGAAGATAAGAGATTTCATAATTAATTTAATGGCTACACATGAAGATGATAAAAAAACTATTACTAGATTAAAAAACATGGTGGAATCACTATCGAATAGATTGACACAGATAGAGAGAGATTCAGAACATCAGAAACTTGAGAAAGATGTTGAAAAACTAAAAAGACAAAACACAGTTAATGAAAATAAAATAAAGGCTCTAAAAAAATTAATTCATAGAATGAAAACAGGTGAGTGAACATGGGTTACTTGTTTCATGCAGATGAATACGCCACTAGACTATGTTTAGAATTAGGTCTAAAACATAGCGATATGTGGAAAATATTAAACAACTATAACTTGATATTGAAACACGATATTTGGGTATCTCAAAGGTCTAACAGAGGTTTATTGGTAGATTGTGTATATCTATATTGTAAAAAAGAAGGAAAGCATATCAGTATAGAAGCGTTAAAGAAAGTAACTAAAAAAGAGTTTGGTGTCAGCACACAAGCAAGACCTAGTAAATGGTGTGATAATAATGAACTTCAATTCTTTATCTAGTGTGTGTGAAGAACATAGGTTAGGTAGGAAAGACCCTTTAGTTAATAAATTAAAAAATATACCCGACCATGAATTACGTCATGCTTCAACACTATTGTTTGGAGAAGATGTAAACGTGTGGAGTTATCAGAAAATGATAACACATATAGCAAAAGAGATGGGTATGTTTACAGAAGTAGTTAGTGATATAGCATCAACTAAAAAAGAGTTAATTTCAAATCTATCTAGTGAGAGTATAGGTAATGGAAAAAAGTTTTCACTTACAGAAGCAGCAAACACATTACGAATATTTTCTCAAGGTGAAACAAGTTTTATGGATTGTGCTAAACTAATGAATCAAATAGAAGCGAAGTTATTTTGGTCTACACTATTAGGTGCAAGAAAACCAATAACAAAAGAAACATTCATTATGAATACATTAAGAAATGGTGTTACTAAAGGAAACATAATAGAGAATAATTACAGAGGTAATGACTTTCAATTAAATAAAGTAATTAATATTATGATTCATACACCACATTTAATGAGTACAGATAACCATATAATATACAAACGTAGACCGTTAAAGAGATGGACAGATAAAATTATATTAACAGAATATAACAATGGTTATGCACAATTAATAGAAGGAAAAGGCAATAGAGTCCTAACCACGTATGATGATTTTATTATTGAACATACAATAGACGGAGTGATATATGATGTATATTTCTTTGATGATAAAGAACTAGATTTACTAAATAGGTTAGATAAATTAAACAATAAAAATATACTAGAAGATTATATTATTTGTTTTCCAAAACCTATCCCTTCATGGATGATAGTTGAAGAGTGGGCTAAAGGTAATACTGTTAGATTTCCTAATATGAAAGCATATGAACCACATACTTTAGGTGGTTACATATTAGTATTAAATGATTTAATAAGAAGTGTTAGAATATCTCATTATTACGCAGATGAGTTTAGTCTAAAGATAGGTATGGAGATACTTGATGGTACTGATTTTATGTTATGTGGTGAAATAGAAATACAAGATATGGATAACAAGGGGTATTTTTACAGAACCATATCTAAATACAACATAGAGAATCAAATAAGAAATGAGAGAGTCTTACTTGGAGATGATGTGTGTATAGTAATGGATATTGTTTCTCCTAGTTTTGATACTACCACAAGAACCTTCAGACAACCCACATTCTTAACCTTCGATTCAGAAAAAGGCATAGGTGAAATATCGCAACTAGTAGATGTGATGGTGTAAACATGGCTGATGAAAGTTATTGGATAAATATAGGTAGGATGTTTCATACACTTAACTTTCATTGTTTTTTGAAAAGACGACCTAATTCAAAACTAGGTTATCACTTACAGATGAAAGTTGTAAACCCTCATGACGATGTACAAGGAAACCCTTTGGCAACAATATTAGGAAGCAAAAAAGAAGAATATACTTCCCGTAACGATTTAAGGAAGATTATTTTATTCATTGAGAAGATAGATAATTCATATTCTTTGAACCTTAAAGTTAAGGAAAAAACAAACTACAAGTTGATTAAATATTGCTTAGATAACCCACCGAATTATGAAAATTGGGATGCTTTTGTTGCTTGGGTTGAGGAAGTAGAAGAGCAAATTAACGAAATTGACTTTATAAACTAACAACTTTCTTTTATAAAGGTCTTTGTTTATAACATGCTAATGTGGGCCGAGAAGATACGACCAAAAAATGTTGATGAGTTAGTAGGTCAAAATATATTTACTGATGATTTAAGAAAATGGAAAAACATTACCGATGCACCAAGAGCCATAATATTAGCAGGGCCATCAGGAACAGGAAAAACATCAGCAGCCTATGTTGCTGCTTATGAGTTGTTAGGGGATTCTTTCAATGAGCATAATTTCACAATAACAAATGGCTCTGATGAACGGGGCATTGATTTTATTAGAAACGACTTAAAAAATCTAATGAGAATTAAACCTATAGATGTAGAAAGAAAGATAGTAGTTATTGATGAGGCTGATGGTCTTACTCCTTCAGCCCAAGATGCTGCTAGACAAATAATAGAAACATATTCTCACAATGCTTTAGTCATCCTAACTGCTAATGAGTTAGAGAAACTAAGACCTGCTATACAGTCTAGGTGTACTGTTTACAATTTCAGACCTGTTGTTCCTAGCATTGGTGCTGGTAGATTATGGGAAGTATTGAGAGAAGTAGGTGTAACTGATGAAGTTTTAGAAGCATGGACACCACATCTAATACCCCTTGTGGAAATGATGCAGGGAGATATGAGAGGTTGTATGAATCTTTTAGAATCTGTAAGTCCTGAAAAAGAGTCACTAGGTAAAAGATTGGAACATTTATCTAATCTAGAATCTGAAGATGGTGCTGAGTTTATCTTAGATGGAAAATACATGAAACTTAGAAACTCATTACATAAGAAACTGAATGAAGGAATGCCTTTGAGGTCAGTAATGAGGAAATTGTATTATGATATAGAAAAACAGTTTTCAAGAAGCGAGTCCGACAAGGACAAATTATTCGATGCTATGGCGGCTTACGGCCAAATTATGGACAAGATATATGTATGGCCGATGTCCGACAAAGCATTCTGCGACTTTATGGTTGCGACAATAAGAAAGGAAGTAATATAAAAAAGAGGAAAAAACATGAATGAAGAAAATGTGAATAACCCGTTTATGGGATTAAAAGAACAGCAGATGCCTGTGGCACAACCACAGTTACCCGAAGAGGTTAGAGTGCGTATACAAAAACACTCTGAAAGAACAGGAGAAACCTTTGAAGTGGTGAAAGAATATTATCTTAATAGTATCAAAGAAATATTCAGTTGTGATGATTGGCAAAGTGAAGATGAAGATTTGTTAATTGATTGGACAGAATCTATATTTGTGCAAAGTAGAAAAGGAACTACACAGGGTAGTAATACCGCTGTATGGGTAGGACACTTCTTAGGAGTGGATGACAAAGTAGGTAATAGAGGTGTTGGATTAATTAATTGGGCTATTAGAACATTTAGAGAAAGCCCAAATGATTTCTTTGCTACAGGTAATGGACACTATGAACAGAAAGATGGTAATGGGTTTATTAAAACACAAGACTCTCTCATAGAAACCAACGAACCTAGTAACGCACCACCTTCTATGGGTATTCATGTGGGTGGAAATGATTACATTTGTTTTGTATCAAGAAACGGCTATGCATACAGTCGAGATGAGATGGGTCGTTATACATGGTTCTTAGGACACAACATAGATGTATTCCAAGAAACAGGTGATATGGCTTTATGGAGAGTTGACCTAAAAGACAACGATACACAAAGAGCAATTAGAGTAGGTGAGCCTTGTAAGATAAAAGTAACACCACCTAGTGAAGATGAAACAAATGAGTTTAGAAAGTCAATTCTAAACACTAGAGAAGGGTTTGTTGATACTATAGTATACACAGATGATTTTGTTGACCGTGATGAAAAGAAACTATTACAACCTTCAAAGTATTGGGTTGAAAGTCAATTTCATGATTATTTCGTACCCTTAGAAGATTTTGCAGATGCTTTTAGAACTAAGAAAGAAGTTACAGCACAAGGTAATGCATATGGGCCATTAGTAACCACTAAAGGGAGAATTGTTCGTATGAGTACAGAATCTAGAGAGAGTGAATATGATGAAGATGGAAGAAGTTATTCGTTTAGTATTTCCACACAAGCACTACAAAGTGCTGAAGGTGTAGGTAGAAGTTCCGAAGTGTACTGCAACATAGGTAGTGCTGTACACGATTTAACCAACGTGTTCTCTTTTAGAGATGCAGATGGTGAGTTAGTAGAATATGCAGAAGGTACTGTGTTGTATCTGTTTGGTAGAATAGGTATGATGCAAAGCGGTGGAGAAGAGAGTCCAAAGTTGAAAGTTTTAGGGGTTTATGCTAATCCACGTTTGGCCCGTAAAAGGGTGAACGGTGGAGACACAGACGTAGCACAATTCAGGTGATTATATGAATAAGAAAGAATTAGAAATTAAAGTAGAAGAAATGACGGCAGAAAACACCCAACTGAAAGAAATGGTAGCGGCTTATAAGGCTGAACATGCGAGGCAAACGCTTCAACTCCAAATGTTAGAGAGATACGCTAATTCAGTTATGGGGCTTGGTCGCTCACTTGTTCAAGAGTTTGAGACATTAAATAACGCAACGGGTAGTGAGACACAATGAGTGGGTTTGGAAAATTAAAAGAAGTTGAAGATGAGGCTAAAGACGCTCAAAAAGAATCACATGAAAGAGTAAATCCTTACGCTGCTATAGCGGCTGAGATAGCGGCTGCTAACGACAACATAGGACACACTTTCGTTGGTCTTATCGGACATGAGAATACAGGTAAATCAGCATCTGTAACAGCAGCCTACAATATGTATGTAAAAAAGATGTTGAAGGAAAAACAAACACCAAAACAATTAGTGTGTTTAGATTACGATGGTGGTGCTCAAGCAAACAAGAGTGCCTTTTATCCTGAATTAGACAGTATGGTTTGTTTAGACCCTTATGTGTACACACAAGGTGAGAGAACAGCGATTGATTACCCTGCTACACACGATAGAACCATGAAACTATTACAATACTGCGTACACAACCATGAGAATCTTTGGGGTGTACTTATAACAGGTGTTGATGGTTTTGATTCAGTCTGTATCAACAACATGCGTATACAGGATTTAGGATTGGCGAAGGATGCTATTTCTGCGGCTGACATACGAGGTTCAGGTAAAGACTCTAGAAGAGTAGAGTTTCAATGGGATTGGGGGATTCGTAGAACTAGATTCCATCAGATGACTACATTATGTAGAGGACTTGTCAAGAAAGGTGTAAAGGTATTCCTTGAAACACACCTTGCGAAGCAAGATGATGAGGACAGAAGCAGCATTAGAGGATGGCGACCAGCATGGGAGAAATCCACAGCAGGTCTTGTATTCCAAATACTTCTGTTTGAAAGGCATGACACATACGATGATGATGGTAATTTAACTAATCAGACATTCACAGCAACATACGAGAAAAGTAAGACTAACGCTCATTTACAAGGTCAAAGAAGAACCATTTTGACTACAGAAGTGGGTGGAAACCCTAAGTGGTACGGTCTACAAGAATTGAATGACGGTACTCTGTGATTGCGTATGGTTAAAGTGGTGCTTGACGCTAAGGAATGGATTTCTATTCTTTCCTCATTTGGTAGTCTAATAGAAGATGTAGAAATCAATGCTACGGAAAATGAATTAGATTACCTTGTAGGACACTCTACACATGCTGTGAGGTATAACAAGATATATGGTGATGCTATCAAAGATACAGGTAGAATTGCTTTTACTGATTTGAAGAACACTATGGCCTTTTTGAAGAAGTCTAAAGGTGATGTAACAATTTCACAGTTGAGTAATAAGATAGTTATACAAAATCAAAAGAAGAGCATAAGCATACCATCTTACGAATGTAAAAGTAGTCAATTATCTCAAACATTATCTAGGTTATTAGTAGAGTCAGAAGAAAACAATTGGGAAAAGTTTGGTAGGAAGGTAGTGTTAAACTGTCATGCTGACGCAGATTTTACTGAATTAGTATCATCTCTTTCAGTAGCCAAAGGTTTGAACAAAGAATCTGATTACTTAATCAAGTTTAACGCAGAAGAAAATGAGTTAGCATTACAGGTAAAGAAAACAGGGGGTATATCCTTTACCTGTTATGTTAACACCACAAACTCAGAAGGTGGTAACGGTACTGTTTCAAGTTCTTTTGGACAATGGTTGTTAGACGCTTTATCATGCTTAAGTGAAGGTGAGGCTCAATTCCATTTAGGTAGCGGTACTCCACTCATCATCATACAAGAAGGTGAAGATTGGGAAAAGACTGTTCTCATCATAGACCAAGAGTGATGAACATGATAATAGATGAAATATATCCTACAGGGCATGGTTATTACGCTACACCTTCTATCTATATGAGAACTAGGAATGCAAATGGGGAGTTGTTTACAACAACCATCAACCCTGAAGATGAAGAATATACAAGACCGTTCTGTTGGATTCCTGTTGCTACAAGCCCTAGAAGGTTATCTAGACTCGCTGCTACAGTAGAGGGTGTTAGATTCCACCATGAAGAAGAAGCGATGGGTAGAAATGGCACTAGATTATACAAAGTTAGTTTTGACAACCCTCGCTCTCTTTGGGATATAATAAACATCACAGATACATATGAAGCGGAACATCCGTGGTGCGACCAAATACTCTTTCAAAGATTTCCTGAGAAGCGTAGTATTCCTGAGTTTCACCCTCGGATATGGTATTTCGATTTAGAGTGGGACACCAAAGAAGATTTTACTACGGTTATGGCTATTGATGACACTCACGCTGAACACCCTGTGGTGTTCGCATGGAGTGATGATAGTCAAGGTATGGAAGGTGTTGAGGTTGATTTCATAGAAAGAGAAGGCGGCTATGAAAGAAGAATGTATGGTTCTGAAAAAGAAATGCACGATGGTTTTCTTAACCACTTAGATATATGTGACCCTGATATACTCATAGCACATGCTATCTGTTGGGCGGATTTACCACATTTAATCAGACGATTAGATGACCCCGATAGACTCAGCCCTGTGGGTGAAGTGATAAGACCTAACATCAAAACAGGATTTTACAAAGAAACCGCGCAGCCAATAAAAGGTAGGCTGATATTAGATAGTGCTGCTATGGGAAGTTCAGGTAGTGGTATTGAAACTCTATTCGCTAAGTCGGGCAGAAGCCTTCCTAATAGAAAACTACAGACCATAGCAGAAGAGTTAGAGTTTGAAGGTAAAATACAAGAAGATGAAGAGGGGAATAAACTCGATGTGCATACTTGGTGGCGTACACATTTTGATTTGTTTGTTGATTACTGTTTAGTTGATACTACCTTATTGAGAAAAGTCTGCGAGGCTGTTAATTTTGTACCTTACTTCTTGGGTATGCAGCAAATATGTGGTGTAAAGATAAGCAGTACACATAATGTTACTAATTACATTAGAGGTTTATTTGCTAGGGAAACTGATTTGAAATCACCTAGCAGAACTTACACAGAAAGAGATAGCCTGAAGGCTGCCAATGTGTTCGCTTTGAAGTATGGCTTATTAGAACATATTTCTTTATTAGATTTCAAATCACTATACCCAAGCATAATTTTAGCATATAACCTATGTCCGACAACTAAACGAAGAGGTGCTGGTGAGGGTATCATACAAGCCCCTGATGGGTCTTTTTGGGACATATCAAAGAAAGGTATACTACCATCAGTTATAGAAGATTTGTTATCTGTTAGAACAGAATACAAAAAACTGATGAAAGAAGCCACAAATGAAAAAGATAAAAACAAATATGACATGTTACAATTGGCTGCTAAAGTAAATGCTAACGCTTGCTATGGTTATATTGCTCAATCAAAGATAGGGGGTATGTGGACAGACCCTGATGTGGGTGCTGCTATTACAGCCACAGGTCGCAAGGCTGTGGACACACTAAGAGTGAAGGCCGAAGGTTTAGATTATCTTGTAGTAGCAGGTCATACAGATTCTTGTTATGTGCAGATTCCATTTGAAGATGTAGAGAAGGCTGTTGAAATATTCAATCAAGAAATAAATGAGGACTTGAATACTAGAGGACTTCTTGAAGTAGAGTTTGAGGCTTACTTCGATTACTTTTTCATAGGGAGAGGTAGACAGGGTAAGGGAAAGAATAGAAACTTCGGTCTATATACATGGCCTGAACATAAGAGAAATCAGTTGAAAGTTACAGGGTATGAACACAAATCTGCTAGTGCATCACCCATCACTAAAGAAGTGCAAGATATTGTTTTTAGGTCAGTATCAGTCAATGAAGATGAAGATATTGTATCTGAAAAAATAAGAAACATATCACTAAAGTTAAGAAAAGGTGAATACGAGTTAGATGAAATTGCACCTTATGGGAGATTAGGTAAAGCACAATATCAAGGTGTTCCACCTATGGCTGCTAGAGGTATGATATATTACAATGAAAACTTAGAGCCTACAGAAACTTTTCGTGTGGGCGAAAAAGGTCAATGGATATATGTGAGTGAAACTCCTGAGGGTATGCCTCACAGTATGTCTGTTGCATTTAGAGATAGTGAAGAAATAAAAGACTTCACAGTAGATTATTCAATTTGTGTTGAAAAGTTCATTAGAAGTAAAATTGACACAATTTACAAAGAATTAGGTTGGGATTTACCCTACGCCTGTGGCGATAAAACTCCCAAAAAATATTGGTGATAAAATGAGTAAAATAGAAGATGAAGTATGTAAAAAAATAATGGAAAGAGCAGAAATTGGAAAAAACAAATATGGTACTACTATGGAAAGGGATGATTTATCTATATCAGAATGGTTAGACCACGCCCAACAGGAGGCTATGGATTTATCTGTATATTTACAAAAACTCATAGAGAAACAAAGAAGTCTTAGAAGAGATGTTTGTTGGTGGTGCGGTGGTCAATTAATTTGGCAAGCAGACCACGATAAAGAAGATTTGATGGGTGAAGAAGGTATAGTGACACACTTACATTGTTCTTCCTGTAATGCATCAGTTGAGTATATTTCACAGGAGGAAGAAGAATGAAGTGGAAAAAATACTTTAGAAGAAAGAAAGAATATAAGGAGAGGAATAAAAAATGAATTATAGAAGATTATTTAGATATTTAGTGATGATTATGATTGGCGGTTTAGGGGTGTTTAACTCCTACAAATTAGAAATAAGATATGAATCAAATACTAACTTGGAATTATTGTATCAAAACGGTATCATTATTTCCACTTTAGTAATTATTTATTTCACACTAGCATTCTTTATTGAGATATTAGTTTCAAAAAGAAAGAAAAGGGTATATCGCATACCATCTAAGGAAGAGTATGAATTGATGAAAATTACCTCTGTTAAACAAAAAGAAGATGACACTCTTAGCGCACAGGAGTTTTATAATAAAATTACAAAGGAGGGAGAAGAATGACTGATAGAGATAAACTGTTTTTCACTAAAATATCTGCGTTATCTCTTGTAAGTTTTACAATTGTAGTAGTTACTTCAATTTGCATCCTTTTGGTTTTAAGATGGGCTGACACTATGGATTATATTGATGAATATAATCAAGCCATGTTGGATGAATGTCCTGATGAAAGATTAGTAATATGTGTAGAATCAGATGATGGATATTATGTAGGAGAAAATTATGTTATGTTTTTAGAAGATGAAGCACGTTCTGAATTACTTGGTTTTGGGACTTTATTTACTGTATTCATATTACTTTCATTTGTAGATTGTATATTAGTTTATGATTTGAAGAAATATTTAGACCAAGACAAGAGTTTTATGATAAACATACAAAAAGAGGTAAAAATATGAGTTTACACAAGTTCAATCCTAATGATAAAGGCTTTACAGAAGAAGCCACATATCTCAATGAAGAGTTAGAAGAGTCTTACAATATGAGCACATATGCTTGGCATCCGGGTATGGTAGATGATGATAACAACGTGATGAAGTTGAGGATGACTAAGAGCACACTAACTACCTTCAAGATGTGTCCTAGACAATATTACTATCAATATGTACTTAGAATACCACAGGGTGAAACTATACCTATGGTGAGGGGTACAAATGTGCATAATGTGGTTGAATACTTTTGGAAACAAATTAATGAAGATGTTTTAGAAGTAGTAAAGAAGTTATTAGATGAAGATAAACAAATAACGGCTAAGAAGTTATTAGAAGATTTCTTACCTGTACCTGAAGATGGTTTTCATTATGAAGAAGGTACGGTCATAGAACAATGGTTTGAATGGAATTGGTTAAGATTGTTAGTGTGTCATACTGACAAAACAATGAATCTATGGCAGCCTGTTGGGAATGAGTTAGAAGTACACGCTATGGAAGATATAGAAGTGGATGGTGTAACAGTACCTGTACATTACAAGGGTTATGTAGACCGAGTGTTTTCAGATGGACATGGTGGCTTCATAGTAATGGAATTAAAAACAGGTAAATGGAAAGAAAAACCCTACAAATATTCAGGAATGAGATTTGAAATGGAGTTTTATAGAATGATGTTGGTTAAATCCGATTATTCAGAATATCTACCTGTTACACAATGGGCTTGGGAATATCCTTACGGACAAGTGAACGGGGGTGATGGTGCAACTTGGGTCATTGAAGATACTAAGAGACTATCAAGATACGCTTCTAAGTCAATAAAAACCATGCAAGAAAAAGTAATTAGAGCACATTTGAACAATGATTTTCCTCCGGTACATACAGAGAATTGTAAAACGTATTGCCGTCACACAACAATGCCTTGTGGTTATTGTGATTACATTGATATATGTCCGGGTTGGAATATGATAAAGGAGATGACATTATGAAATGGAAAGATATAGTATTGAATAACAGCGAAATAAATAAACAAGATAACAAATGGTTAAAAGAAATGATAGAGAAAACAAAAATGGAATTAGATAAATTAGTGTTGGCTAACAATAGTCTGCTACAGGATTTTCCTGAATTACCAAAAGTAAACGTCTATCTAAATATGGATGGTAATGAAAACATTAGAGTTGCTAATGGTTATCAACAAGATTTGTATGATGGTGGTTACTATGCATTTGATGTAGCAGTTAATCCTAAAGAGTTTTTACTTTATGGTATGAGCGCACCTTCTGTAATCGCTAACAAGGCTTTAAAAAAATACATAAAGATGTTAAAGTGATTGTATGTTTGTAGAATTAGATTATCCTAGAGAAGTTCTAGAGATAGGTATGAACGGTCAAAGGGGTTTCAGAAGGATTGTACACAACGCACAAGACTTAGAAAGATATTGGAAAGGAAAAAACGGATTGGGTAATGTATACTTTACAGCCTATGGTTATAGAGGTACTACACCACCTAAACATCATAGAGTGGACTATAACACACCTATAGTTAGACATTTTGTTTTAGATTTTGATTGTAAAGATTTTAAGAATAAGGGTAGAGATGTTGATTTTTCTTTCATGCATGAACAAGTAAAAAGGCTACACAAACACTTACTTAGAAATGAAGTCAAACACTATGTGTGGTTTTCAGGAGGTGGTTTTCATTTTTGGATTCCAATTAAAGATACTATATTACCAAACTCAGGTTTAGAAGTAAGTAGGATAAAAACTGCTGGTAAAAAATTAATATCTGAATGGGATAAAAAATTAAACATATCTTGTTGCGACCCCACAGTTGCTTTTGATTTCGCAGGTATGATTCGTATACCTAACTCATATAATTTTAAGAGAAAGTGTTGGAGTATACCCTTAACATCTGATGAGATACTTAATTTAGAGTATTATGATTATTTAGATGATGCACAAACACCTAGAGTCGGTTACACAGATTTAGTTAGTAATGGAAAGCCTTTGCATCTTGAATTACCTAAAAAGAAAGTTATTGTATTTAAGAAAAAAGAGGAAAAAAGAGATATGCCGGATGTTTCTTTTGGGAATATGTTAGTGCTTCCATGTTTAGTTCAATCAGCATTAGGTGAAGGAAATCCTATTCATAAAGCAAGATTTCATTTAGTTAATTATTTATCTTCAAGATTAAGATGGTTTCTTCATCCTGATACTGTAACACAAGAGAAGAAAAATGAACACATAGAAAAAATAGTTTCAATATGCGAATCGCAAGGTTGGGTTGATTTTAATAAAAATATAACTCACACACAAGTTAGTAGTATAGTAAATGGAAAATATTCTCTAAGTAGTTGTAAGACCTTAATTAACGAAGGTTTGTGTAGCGGTATTTGTATGTACTATGATGGTACAGCAGGGGATGTGATATGATGCGTAATAGATTATCATGTAGATGGTGTGGTGCTAAAGTACATTGGGGGCATGACAAAAGGGGGAAATGCGATGCTTGTAAATAAGTGTAGAGTTTGTGGTAATAAACTTGGTAGAAGAAACCACACAGCAAGAAAACATTCTACAACCAATCTTTGTTTTGATTGTATGAGAAACCCACCTTTAGGAGAAAGATGTCTAGCCACTACAAGTAGAAATGAAAGATGTAAAATAAGAAAATATAGAGACACCAACTACTGTAAAGTACACCAACACTTGAGGGAAAAATAATGCCTAAACCTGACTTAATAATAGATAGTAACGAAAGAGGTAGTCTATGTGAATCTGTAATTAGAAGAGCACAAAGAGAAGGTTTGGTTGTGCTTAGAAAACAATTAGTGGTTGGTGACTATCTTTCAGGGGCGGCTTGTATAGAAGCAAAGAGCATAAACGATTTGTTTCTTTCTAGTCACAGCGGTCATCTATGGAGGCAATTGGAAAACATGGATATGAACTATGAAAGATTTTTTCTTTTGGTTCATGGTTCAATAGCGAAGTACATCAGTATGGCAAAGAATAATGGTAAGAAAGTTAGTTATTCAAGAGTACAAAACGAATTATTAGGCACAATAGCAAGAGTGATGTCTGATTTTGATTGTCAAGTTTTCTTTACAGAAAATACATCAGAAGCAGCCATGTTTATTGTTAAACTACATGATAAATTACACAAGCCAGCATCAAGGCATGGTGCTAAAGCAATCAAGAGAGTAAGCACAAATGATGTTCGTTTAGATATGTTATTGAGTATACCGGGTATAGGTAGAGAGATGGGAGAGAAATTATTAGAAAACTGTGGCTCTATAGAAGAGATGGCATTTTCTGAATCACTAAAAACAATAAAAGGTTTAGGAGAAGTTCTTAGAGGGAGAATTGTTGAAGTGATAACAAGTGAAGAACCTGTGATAATTCAACGTAAGAAGAAAAGTTAATTTTTGTATAAATAATATTAGAATTATTAGAATAATATATATACTGACCTCTATAGGGGTCAATATGAGAAGAGCAGAAGATTATCAAGCAACACAAAATTACCCTTTATTCAAAGGGTATCTAGACCATTTTAATTCAATTTCAATTGATAATGAAATACCGGGAATGTTATCATTCTTTTTCATTCAAGGGCAAATAGCAGTACCTTATGTGCGTATACCGTGGGGTAGTACACACTTAGACCCTAGAGTTCATTCTTTTTGGATTCAATCTAGTAGAACGGGTAAGTCAATAGCGTGGGAGTTTATTGGAGATGTTTTGAGAGATGCTGGAATTAGTAGTGATTTATACACCACAGGTACAGATGCTGGTTTGATTGGGGGTTTTGAAATGGAAGAGGATAGTGAAGGGAATAAAATTACCACACTCAAAGAAGGCATGTTAACAGGTCAAAAGGCATTGAACTTCGATGAAGGCTCTATCATACTTAACCCAAACAAACATAGCCAAGAAACTGTCCTTTACTTACAGTCTGCTTGCAATCCTGTAGGAAGCAATAACAACGTCTTAGTCAAACACACAAAGATGGGTAGAATAGAAACAGAATCTTTAGTGTCATTGTGGATTACTACATACCCACCTAATGGTGTAAAAGAATATGTGTTGACTAAAGGTATCTTTCAAAGAGTATTGCTATATTGGAGTACGTGGACAAGGGAAAGACGACAACAAGTGAGTGAACGTAGAGCCGCTTCAGCGTTCAAAAGAACTGCTTCTATGGATGTAGATTATAGTGAAATAGTTGACTACTTTACAGGATTAGAAAAAAGGCTGAGAGATAAGGTTCTTTCTTTAAGTGAAACACCGTTTGTACAATGGGATGGTATGTCTCGTAAGGAACAAGAAGATTTGGTTCAATCTGTTATGACAGAAATGTTTTCCGCTGATGAGAATACATTCTATCCCGCTTTATACGATGCTATTGATGATTACTATTCTCTATTAGAAAATCTAAACCCTAGCATTCTAGAGGTTGTGTCCTCTTTCATACCTGCTATGGAAAATAATACATTGATTATGGCTACACACTTTGCTATGATGGATGAAAGTTGGATTGTTGAAGGTAGGCATGTAGATTATGCAAAAGATATTCTTTATGATATATTTAAGAATCTAATTTTATGGCTTGAAGATGAGGTAGATGTAGGGCCAAAACTACAGGAGAAAGCAGTAAACAGAAGCAAATGGCTCAAAGCATACAACGCTGTCGCTGGTATAGAACTAAGTAACAGGGGAGAAGGTTGGAGAGCGAAAACTAAGATGATGAAATCTTATGAAACGCAAACAGATTGCTCTCCGGGTAGTGCTTACAATAATTATGATAAATGGGGTAGACAATTGTTCGATGAAGCAAAAGATGGTAGAGTGGTGTTTGTGAGAAAGAAAGAAGGCTTAGAGGTGAAAGAATGAGTAACGTGCTATCAATAGATATTGAAACAGCAAACTTCTCTTGGGAAATAGGTGGTTGGAACAACCTATCCTTGTTTGAGCCTACAGTTGTAGCCACATGGGATGGGCAAGAAGGTAACGTCTTTACCAAAGCCGAGATTGATGATATAGAAGGGGTAACGGTACACGATTTACACCCACAAGTGCTTGGTGATTTCCTATCTGAACATATAGCAAAAGGTGGTCAGATATTAGGCCATAATATAATTAGTTTTGATTTACCTGTTATCAAAGAATCAATGGATTGTTGGGCTGCTGGTGATATACTATCTAAAAAAGATTCAGTCATTGATACTAAAGTATTATTTTCAAAGTCATCACTATCATACGGTAATTTACAAACATCGTTAAATGACTTAGCAAAATATAATTTAGAAGCAACCAAATTAATGAAAAGCGAAGATGCACCTATAGCGTGGAGAGATGGTAAATATCAAGAAGTGATAGAATACTGTCTTAAAGATACACAACTAACCTATGATTTGTATATGTTAGGAAAAGAAAACTCTATGTTGAAATCAAGATGTATTGACACAGGAGATATAAAAGAGGTGATTTTAGAATGGTAAAGAAAAGTGAATTAGAATTAATGCAAAGAGTGAATTATTTAGAGGGGTTGTTAATCGGTTTTACCGATTTCGTAAATCAAGGCCACTCTCTAGGTGATATAATGAGGCAAAGTGCTAGAATAAGCGATATAATATTCCCTGTAATCAAGGAAAAAGGAGATGAAGAGGAATGAATGATGAAAAAATAGACCCATTACATAACAACATAAGAGCAGCAAGAGCGATTGTCAACACGGTAAGAACCACACTTGGCCCTAGAGGTAGAGATAAGATGATGGTTGATGCCGCAGGTAACACCATAATAACAAATGATGGTGCAACAATATTACGTGAAATTGAGGCTGCACATCCAGCAGCCAAAATGATAATTGACATCAGTAAAACACAGGAAAGTTTGTGTTATGACGGCACAACAAGTACAGTAGTGTTAGCAGGTCAAATGCTTGCTGATTCTGAAAATCTATTCAGTAAAGGTGTGCATCCTTCATTAGTTTGCGATGGTTATAATAAAGCGGCTAGAATTGCTGTAGATTATTTAGAAAGTGAATTATCTTTTGATGCTACAGACGAAGATTTACTAAAAGTTGCACAAACAGCAATTTCAGGAAAAACTCTAGCATCAGCCAAAGATATAGTATCAGATTTATGTGTTGAAGCGGTAAAAATAGCAGGTAGCGCAGAAAAAGTCAATGTGATAACATACCCCGGTGGTTCTTTAACAGACTCTTACATGTTCACAGGTGTGGTTGTTAACAAAGACTACGTTGTAGAAATGGATATACCTGAGAAAACTCAAGCAGTATTATTGATGAGTGGTTTAACTAAAGATGAAAAAAACAACACCCCAACACAACAAGTTAACATTAGTAACATAGATGACTATGAGAAAATAATAGGAAGAGGCTCAATGATTCTAACTGACAACGCAAAAAGAATACAAGAATTACTACCTGATGGTGGCGTTCTTTTCTGTAGAGATAATGTAGAAGATTCAGTTATAGCGTTTTTGAATAAACACAACATAGCAGTAGTCAAAAGAATGCAAGAAAGCACATTAAGAGGTTTATCATCATCTTTAGGTGTAAGAGTTTCTCATGGTGTGGATGATTTAGAAACATCAAAACCTTGCACAATTAATAGAGAAAAACATAATGATGTGTACTATCTATTTGTTGAAGGTGAAGCAAACTCATCCCAATCCACTTTGGTAGTAAGAGGTGCAAGTCATACCACCTTAGAAGAAGTAGAGCGAGGGTTTGATGACGCATTAGGTGTAGTATCACTTGTATTAAACGGGGGTAACATAGTTGCAGGTGGCGGGTCTGCTTACGCAGCCATAGCAAGCCATCTAAGAACCGAAGCACCTAAAGTCAAAGGTATGGAACAAATGGCAATTAATTCATTTGCTGACACTTTAGAAATAATACCTGCAACCATAGGAGAAGTAGCCGGACACACACCTCTGAAGTGTGTATTTGCTTTGCGTAACGCTATAGTGGAGGGAAATCTAACATATGGCCCTGATGTTGAAAACATCAATGAGATAGTTGATATGAAAGAATTAGGTGTTGTAGAACCAACACAATTGATAAAGCAAGCCATTCTTAGTGCAACTGAGGTAACTACAGCCATTTTGAAAATAGATGACATCGTGGTAAAGAGAGGGGAATAATCTTGGGTAGATTCATGGATAAGTTAAAAGTTAGTTGTAGACAGTGCAACCATGAACATGTTCCTAGAAGATTAACTGCTCGTTATCATGACGGACTCAGAAAAAGAGTACACCTTTGGGAATGTAAAGAATGTAGTCATATATGGGTAGATAGTGCTTTTAAGAAGAAATAATTATAACACATATCATCATATCACCACATGGGGGTTTGCGAGATAAAAACAGATTCGACAGTTCATCAGATAATGTCTCTTTTTCTCAACAATATGCACCGCTACGGGGTTTATTCTTTTCCCCTATTCTGTTTTCCCCCTAAATTATATATTTCATGATGCATGGACAGAGAAAAACAATATACTAGTAGTTTACTTTTTACACTATGTTAGACGCAGTGGTTTTAGACAGGGTAATATCTCAACCACTTTACATAGAAACCGCTATATTACAAATCAAACTATTCTTTATGACTGTAGCCTTACAAATAACCCATCTTATTCACACTTTAAGGAATGAGATTAAATATGAGTAAAATAGATAAAATATTTTGGAATATATCAAATGGTTTTTGGTATTGGATTACTAGAAGGGGGTTTTAGAATAGACGAAAGAATACATCATAATGGTAAATGTAAGTGGATGACAGATTTTATGGAGTCATTAAAAGATATAGAAGTTGAATAAAATGGATGAAGATTATTGGGAAGCACAACTAGAAGGTTTTGAAAATCAATTCAAGAAACCTATTTGGAGAGACTACTTAGAAACTCAACGTAAGTTGTTAGACGAAGTGTTTTCTTTAGGTTTAGATTAACAATCTATACCATCTGTAAAGCCATCTTTTGTCTTTAAATCTTCATAACATTGTTTAATTATGTTGTATTGAGTTTTAGCAGCAGACTCACTCATTAAAAAATTATTATTAAAACCACCAACAGGAGATGCATTATCAGCATACGCTTCTGCATTTGCGTATATTTTTCCATTATATTCAACAGGAAATATTTTATTTCCTTCACTATCTTTTTCTTTGTAACATCTAGTGGAAACTATTACACATATTGCATCCCTGCATAATATTCCAAAGTTTGTATTATAATCAATCTTTAAAGCCATCTTAATTCATCCATGTTGGTTTGGTCGGTATGTTAGCATATGCTAATTCCGGTGTTGTGTAGTCCTGTGGTAGTGTTAATAAATCTTGTCTGTATTGTTCTAATTCTGTTTTTTGTGTATCTGTTAGATTATTATACGGAATTACCAATTGGTAAATATCCATTTCTTTTAATAGTCCTTGTCTTATTCCTCTTAATTCATCCCATTCCATTTAATCACCTCAGAAGTTATAACTCACCCATAACATAGCCTGTGAATTATTAAGGTCAGTTGAACCACTTTGTCTCTTTACTTGTAAAACATCACCTGCTGCAAATGTAAACAATACATCACTACCCGATTTAACAAGAGAATATTGATTTCCATTAGTATTAACTAAATCACTTTCCGTAAAAGTAAAATCTTTAATATCACTACCACTAGAACCACCATTCTTTCTTATTCGTATTGTATTAGTATTACCACTAGTACTTATAGCAGAACCCGCAAAGAGGAAAGATGCCGCCCTTACTGTACCTGCAAATGGCATTGGATAACCGTTAGGATTAGCAGTAGAACTTTGTACTGTTGGAACTCTAAAGTCAACAGCAGTTGTATCTAATGCTGACCTTTCAAAGAATAGTGGTGTTAATGCACCTAATACAATTCCATCTGCATTACCTTGAATCCATGTAGTTCCACCAACACCATCTGATATTGATAATTGACTATCTGCTGTTGCACTTGGAACGTCTGCTGCACCAATAACAACATTGTTTGAGCCTGTGGTTATATTATCGCCCGACATCCAACCAAGCGTAATATTTCTACTTCCACTTGTAACTGCACCACCTGAAAGATGTCCGATTATTGTATTTCCATCTCCTTCAGAAATTGCATCTCCACTATAATTACCGATTGATACATTTTGTTCTGCACCTGCGAGAGAATTACTACCTAAAGCATCATAACCAATTGCTATGTTATCTGATTCGGTATCAAAATTATTAGCAGCATTATAACCAATCCCTATATTTCTTACTCCGGTTGTTACATCTCCTAAAGCATCAAAACCAACTGCTACATTCTGAGTTCCTGAGGTCATTCTCCAACCTGCTGAATAACCGATTAGTGTGTTAGCATCCCCTGTTGTAAGTGCATATCCCGTTAATGAGCCTACTGTTACGTTATTTGATGCGGTACTAGCAGAAGTGCAATACATAGAATTAGCACCTATTGCTGTATTGTTTTGAAATCCGGTTGTAGTAGCAGAATTACCATGCATTGCATAAAAACCAATTGCTGTATTACTTTGCCCTTCACCTGATAGATAACCTGCTCTTCCACCAACATAAGTTGAATAAGCACCTATTACATCACCCGAACCTGCATTATATCCTAATGCAGTAACCCATGTTTGACCTGTTTTAGCCCCTTTTTGTCCAGCCTGATATCCAAGAAATGTTGCTCTTTCAAAGTTTGTTGAGTTTGCATCTCCCGAAGAAACACCCTGACCTGCCGCATAACCAACAGCAACATTACTATTTTTAGTTGCATATCGTAAAGCATACTGACCTATTGCGACTGCGTTAGATGCATTTGCATCATTTAATGCCCCTAGACCTATTGCTACTGAACGTGAAGCAGTTGTTTGTGAACTAAGAGCATCTGAACCTATTGCTATATTATAGTCTCCTGAAGTTAATGAACTTAAGGCATTCTTTCCTAGACCTATATTTTCAATAGCAGAAGATAATATTCCTGTTGTTGGGGCTAAACCATCACTATTTGGTTGAAGTAAAAATCCATCAGTAAAATTAGTGGCATCCATTAATACATCCGATAAATCACCGATAGCAGAAGCACCACCACCGCCCGCATCTTCCCAAGCAACACCTGAACCTGTCGAAGTTAGAACTTGACCGTCAGAACCTTGACCGCCATTTATTTTGAAGTTTTCAGCATCTACTAATCCAAAGAATGAATCTTTGAACTTTAGAGAGGATGTTCCTAAATCTACATTGTTATCAGTTGCCGGACTCAATACACCATCATTAAGTAATAATTGATTTTCACTATTAACATAAAATTGCATTTGATTGGTTGAATACTGATACAGGATTCTTGCTTTTAGTGCATCTGCATTATCATTAAATGTTATAGCCGCATTGGTAGCAGTATTACTTGCGTTTCTTTTGAACTCAATCCTTCCATGTGAATCGTTAATGTGTAAATCATCATTTAATTCGATTGCACTACTAAATGTTTTAGCACCACTAAATGTTTGAGTACCTGCTAAGGTAGCATCACCTGTACCATAACTGTAAGACTCAATCTTTTCTCTAATCGCACCGGATGACATAATGTGGTCATCAGTATCAACAAACTCAGTTCCTATGTCTATGTCGTCGAAAGTATGCCCACCGAGGGTTATGCCCTCTGTTACTATTAAGCCTCTTTTTACCTTAAAATCCGCATTATTTGTTGCCATTGTATCACCATGATTTCACTTTCCATCATATTAGTAGAGTATTGAGTATTGTGTAAGTATGGTCGCCGTCATTAGCAGGTGTGTACTTCAATTCCACAGTACCTAAGTTGTAATTCACCGACCAAGCACCAATCGAAGCACCTGTGCTAATCATGCCATATTCAAGAATATATACATCATTGGATGTACCTTCGTATGTAACGAGTATCTCACCAACGTCTGTGTCATCCGCAGTATCTTTCTTGATTTGATAGATGTATTTGGCGGTTTTGTAAGTGGCAGCAGCGTAACTAGCAAGAACAGTAGCCCCTGAAACATCTGTACCTGAGCCTCTTGATGTGTCTAATACAGCAACTGCGTCTACACTAACAGCAGCGGCTTGTACTGTGCCGTTTGAAGTTAGATTTCTAATTGTCGCTAAATCTTTGTTAGCATCTACCACTAATGCTAGGCTTGCAGAAACAGTACCTGCTGTTACACCATCGAGGACATTGAGTTCCGCACCTGTGGCTGTAACAGCCGTACCTGCATAGTTTAGATTACCAGCAGCGATATTTACTTCTCCTGTTCCGTTTGGTGAAAGTGTGATGTCACCATTGATGTTGGTGCTTGTTATTGAGTTACCATCAATAGTGATGTTATCTGCTATGAGAGAGCCACCTGTAATGGCGGCTGTTGTGGTGATTGTACCAAAACCGGACACTATCGAACCATTAGCCAAATCACCAACTTGAGTTAGACTTGATGTTACTACACCGGATGCTAATGTTGTAGCATTGGTGAATATATCAGCACCACCAAGTTTGTATTTTTTACCTGATACTATGTCAAAGTTTTCAGAACTAGTCCAAGCGGTATTTGTGTTTACATAGTTAAATGTCTTATCGCCTTCAGTTGATTTTAGTGTTACCCCACCACCGTCTACAGCAACATCATTACCTAGACCCTTAGCGAGTTCTATGTTCTTGTCATCAAGTTCTATGGTTGTTGAATTAATGAAGGTTTGTGTACCATTTACAGTTAAATCACCTGTAACAGTTAAATTATCATTAATTGTAACTTCAGAAGTTGTGTGTCCAATAGAAACCGGGACACCACTTGTTGCTGTTCCTATAGTGATACCGTTAGTGGTATTTGAGTTGTCTATATTCAAAGAAGTAGTAGCGTCTAGTGAAATTGTTGCACCATCAACTGTTAGATTATTATTCAAATCTGCTGCACCACTTACAGTAAGACCTGTAAGAGTTCCAACTGCTGTAATTTGGCCGCTTTGGTCTGCATCTACAGCGATTACAGCACTAGTTGCAGTAAGACCCGCACCAGCAAATAATGTTGCTAAAGTGTTAACTGTACCTTTTACAGTATCATTACCTGCTGTGCTTGAATCACCAAAGGCGATTAAATCTCCCGCTGCAAAGTTGGCTGATGTACCGAGGTCATCAACATCTAAAGTGAAAGTCATATCGTATGGGTCAGCATCTGTACCATTATCTGTGTCTGTCCAATTGGTAGTAATTCCCGCACCAATAAACTTTATTTCTTTACTTGTGGTGATTGTTAATTCTGTGCCATCATCATCTTCTAATTGGAAACCTGCACCCATTCCGTCTGCGCCTGATGAAGATGGAGTCCAACTAAGGACACCGCTACCATTAGTTTGTAAAACATGACCATTACTTCCATCAGTAGGTGGTAATGTGTAAGTTTCAGATGATGAAGCGGAAGCACTACCCTTAATTTTTGTAGTTTGACTGTTGCTAACAAAACCAAGAGTAGCACCTGATTTTGCCACAAGAATATTACCTGATGTGCTTATAGAAAGAACAGATTGTGCTGCAAGTAATGGGTTGTTTGTGAGACTCACAGCATCATCCCACGGTTTATTGATATAACCGATAGTAAATTGGTCTGTATTACCAGTATTTCCACGGTTTGCTTCTCTACCTAAAGCCCATGAGTCTCCCGTAGAACTTCGACCTTTTGAGATAGCAATACCTTGTCCAGTATGTATGTTTTCTGCTTGGTCTAAAACTAAAGCATTACCCATTCCGTTGTATGTAGTACCTGCAACATCATCGTTGCCAATATCAGTATGAATACGGGCTTCCGCATAATTCTTGCTTGATGCTGCATCACTACCTGATAAAGGAGGGCCATTTACTTGAAATTGAGTGTTAGTTTCTATTGCGGGATTATCTTCGTCAGCATTTACAACTGAAACTTTACCTTTTGTTGTTAGTGATTGACCTGTTGCCGTAATCTTAGCAGTATTTGTAGCAAGTAAAGTAGTAAAAGCACCTGAAGCCTGTGAACTAACACCTACAGTAGTAGCATCTATCGTACCAGCATTTATGTCAGCCTTAGAAATAACTACTGAACTATTACCTTTTGGTGTGATATTGATTGGTATGTTTGTATCAGTACCATCTGCTGAAAGTGTCACACCTGTGAGTGTTACACCCTGTGCTGCAACATTGGTATCGAATGTACCTGCTTTTACTGAATGGTCGCTGGCAACTGTTACATCACCATCAGCCACTACTAATCCTTTTTTCACTTTGAAATCTGCGTTATTTGTCGTCATTATGCCACCATCGCTTGCCAACTTACTCTAACATCGCAGTCTATTCCTGTAACCTGCGGTGTAACCACCAATATCAAATTACCGCCTTCTATCTTGGTATCGTAGATACCTTGTAAAGTTTCGTCGGAGTTGGATTGGACTAAACCGTATACTGTGATGGATGCATTTGCACCATCATGGGTTACAACAGCCTCGGCTGTTTCAAAGACTCTATTACCACCACCATTAATTGTATCTTCACCATCAAACTCTATCAAGAGTTTACCTGACCTGAAGTTAGCAATAGGGTAAAGAATAATGTCCATATGGTCGTCTGAACTACCATCACCGTTGTTATTAGTATAAGTAATAGAACCTGTGGCTTCACCATAACCGACATTTGCTATTTGTAAGGGGGCTAGTGGTGTTGCTTGGTTGATACCGATTTTAGCGGGATTAGACCCATCAGTATCTACCACGAAGTCATTAGTATTGATAGCCACATCACCTGAAGCCGCTATTGTAGTGAAATTACCAGCACCGTGTACTGTGGTGAAATAACCGTTAGCCCATTTTACTGAACTGCTACCTAAATCTAACGTGTTGTTTCCACTTGGAAATACACCCTTGTTAAACTCCCAAGCACCTGTGGTGCTACTCCATGAAATTGTTTTATCACCAGCACCCCTGAGTGTTATACCACCACCGTTTGCGGTGCTATCGTCAGGTGAATCCACAGAACCTAATTCAATATTCTTGTCATCAACTGTAATGGTTGTTGAACTGATAGTTGTTGTACCACCTGACACTTCCAACGTACCATTAATCAATACATTACCTGCTGCTGTGAGAGTAATTCCATTAGAACCAATAGAAGTTACACTAGGTAGTGTGGTGGGTAAATCGCCCTCAACTATAGTACCAAACTCTACAGCAGTTCCATCAGTCCCATCACCATTATTGACTTGAAGGAACTTATTAGAAGCACTGTCGAAGTTAGCAGGTGTATCTGATAGACCCGCAAAACTGTAACTAGCACTAGTTGTATTACCACTATGAAGAATAATATCATTACCCAATTTTAGTTTATTTGAATCACCGCTATCCATCCATAGTGTTTGATTTGCTGTTCCTCCTAAGTTACTACTATGTGGTGTAAACTCTATCGCTTTAGGGTCGCTTAACAGATTTGTAATACTAACATCACCTGTAACTGTTAATTTATTCGATGTGGTGTTGAAACTAAATGTAGAGTCGCTAGTGAAGCCACTTGCACCATCAGATAATTGCACTAGCCCTGATGTACCACTAGATGTCGTGGTTGCTGTTGAGGAAAGCATGGTTTGTTGCCAATTAGCACCATCAAAAACAAATACAGCACTAGTGTTACCTCCAATAGAGTAACTACTAGGGGTAGTTGAAGTTACAAATGTTACTGCATTACTAGCATGTTTGTTAGACACAAAGATAGTATGACCGGGCGGAAAAGCGGAATCGTTTGTATCAGCCGTGAGATTAATGTCTCCTGATGGCGTTAATATGAAGTAATTGTAATCATCAAATTGAAATGTTATGTCGTCTGAATTAGCCTGAACTAAAACCAAGTTAGGCCCAAGTCTATGTGTTCTTCTTGTTGAATCTTGATAACCTGAGAAGAATAACACATCATTGTCACTCTCATCAGCACCCATCCATAGGCCACCTAACTTAGATGCTGAAAAAGTACCATTTTCTGTTCCACCACCATGTACACCGTCAAGGTCAGTATGGCTGTTGATTCTATTAGCATCACTAGCAGTAGCACCAACAGTACCTGTTGACATTCTCCCTAAATACAAAGGTGATGGTCTAACGTAACTTCTTAGGTCATAAATGTTAGAATCACTTTCTATGTCTATCTGCATGGTTGTCGAATTAGCAGCGTGAACAGCCTTCACTACACCTAAAACAAAGGTTTGGTCTACATCTAGAGAGCCTCCTTCATCCAAGAAATCAGTTGGTGTATTAGGAAAACTTGCACCCGCACTACTTCTTTCAACACCAATTCTATTAACACCTGAAGAGTTATCAGTTGTAACATAGATTACGAATAGGCATTGTTGTCCTGAAGTTAAAGCAGAACCATAGTTTGAATTATCTAAGTCAAGAGTTAACGTGTTGGGTGTATTACTACTATAACCACCAGCAAAATCTATCAATGTACCATCAAGAACACCATGACCACCTTTGATTGTTATAGTGTTAGCACTAGCATAAGCAATCGCACCCGGTAAAGCAGATGGTGTAACTCTTCTAGATTCACCTACAGCGTAGTCCTCTAACAACAGTATACCATTACCATGAACACCTTCTAGCATGTTAGTTAGCGAGGATGAGAAAATAAAGTCTCCATCTTGTAAATTGTCTGTGTGTGTTTTTAGCGGATTGGACATTAACTCACCTCATATAGAATCTGTATTTTCATTTCTGTGTTGTCATCTTTCACAACGGGTCTGAAAACGTGGCGACTCACAGGTGTAAAGCCTGTGCTGTCTTTCATTTGAATGTATACTTCTTTTAGCGTTTCATCGAACTTTTCTGTGATAGGTATTTCGGCTTCCACTAGTATAGATGAATTGTCTAAAATCTTAACAGTTGGTGTTACTGTAATAGCAGGTCTACCAGCACTCCCATCACTACTTGTAGGGGGTGTGTTGTCAAATCCAATTATAACTTCATTGATGTTATTGGCTATCGTTTCTACTATGAGTCGTTTTAGATAATCATTAACGGCCATTATTCATCACCTACATCCACTAAGGGAACACTCTTATTCATTCCGATTGTTTTAGCACTTGCCCCTAAACCAACTCTATTGGAATTACCACCTAAAATTAACTTAGCATCCTCCACAATATTTGTGATTATGTTGACTTTAGTGGTTACTCTAATTTCATCAAAGAAATTGAGATTTTCTTTAATTATTTGCTCTTTCAGATTTTCACTCTTCACATCAATTGAACTTACAGCACTCTCATCAATAGATTGTAATATATTTTCTATACCCGCTTGTAATGAAAGCAAATTAAAATCACTCATTCTATTTGTTAAACTATGTTGTGCTTCCATAATAACATATCTTTTCTCACCATACATCATTACATCTCCCGGTCTTAGATACCACAAATCAGGATGGCCTTTTGTCTCTATTGATTTGCTAAGTAAATTATTAGCCTTCAAAATCTGTCTTGCTGCTTTACTTACTTCATTATGACCCATTAAAGACAAATCCACTATTGGGGTTGTATTTTCTATGACGTTACTATTGAAGCGGCCTTTTTGTCTACCACCATCGTTAAGTGTTACAATATTCTTGTCATTCAAAGCAATAACGCTACCTTTGACAGTTACTCTATTCAAAGTGTCATCTATAGGGTTATTCTTCTCAGGGCCAAATCGTAAATCTTTGTATACTCTGTGATGTTGTTTAGAAAAGTTAAATGGTACAAACAATAGATTACCAAAGTTATCAAACTCTAAAACTCTATTGTCTCTTCTTGAAAGAATCTTTAGAGCGACCATCAGATTGAAGTTATTGAAATTAAAGGCTGAGAAAGTGTTACTGTGTTTTCTCCTTTGTGAATCTGCGTTTGTTACAGTCAAAGGTGTGCCTATTGATACGGAAGATAGTACACCATCAACCTCAGATGCTAACTCTAGTGCTAAATCACTAGTTCTTAGTCCAACGTCAACGGGTTGGCCTAGATGGAATGTGTTACTCAACCCTAAATCAGCAAATGTTTGATTTTCCATGTTGGATAAATTGAGTCTAATTTGCTCAGGAAGATTTTCTACAGTATCTCTATAGAGCCTTTTACTTACATCATTAGAGTCATATAGCAATCTAGATGTTGTGTTAACACCACTAGGGGAATAAACGCTAACTTTAGATGTATGCCCTGCTGTTTTGTTGTGGGATAATAACATTGACGATTGCTCTTCAACAACGCTGTATTTCTTTTCAGTAGCCAATGTGTGTGGTGTTGCGGTAAAACTTACCTTTGGCAAACCTAGTTTTTGTGATTCGTATTTTCCTAAATGAAGTGCGTTGTCTACAAACACAGGTTTTCTAACATCATACATAATCTCATTTGGAGATTCGGTGAAAGCCCCGTTAGCAGGTTCTATCAAAGTCATGTTGCATCACCTGTGTGGTCGTCTGTGTTGAAACTTACATCTCCTTTGTGTCCTTTAGGATGCAGCGTTTGAGAGAATCTTGGTTGGACTGTGAAATCACCTTTTCTTACAGAATCAGAACGGTGATGTTGTAATGTGTTTTCTGTTACAATAAGTCTAGCAACAGTTTGTTTGACATTTGTGGTGAAGTTTGAAGATTCACTAGTTGGTATTGTTGGACCTGTTGAACGAGTATTTGTGAAAGAAGCATCATCAAACAACACCACAGGATAATACGGCCCGTTTGCATTTGCACCTGCTGTACCACCCACATAGAATGATGATGTGGAAGGTGTATCTACTTCATAGTTAAACAACCCATATTTGTTACCTGATGTGACAGCGTAGTAAGATTTCTCCGTGTCAACTTCTTGAGGACTATCAGAATGTAATTGGTCGTTCATTCTATACAATTCAACGTGTTTATTATCCAACACTCTAATCGGTCTTAGTAAGAATCTTACTGACTTATCAGTTTCATTGTTTGCTCGATTGTTGTTTTTCTTAACTGAGTTTTGATAAGGATTACTTGATTTACTAGGTGATGCTATGTTGTCTCTACCCCAACCACTATCATCAACTATAGTCGAATAATTCTTTGCTTCTAAGATGTAAGAACCGCCATAACTACGGAATACGTTAGTGTGGCTAAATCTCAATATTGCTGATTGTGGAGAGCCACCCGGTTGTCTAGTGAAAGACGTAGGTGTGATGAAATCGTTAGTTGTGCTGTTACTGTTTCTCTTGAATGCGTTTTGCAACACAACTCTTTGACCTACGTTTCTATCTGTATGTAGACTATGTGCTTCGCTGTTTAGAGCAACAAAGTTTTCTTCGGTTGTGTCAAACAACGGTGCATCAATACCGATTCTTGGGCTTGTTCTACTGATTGCATCAACGTGTTGTGAACTTCCGCTTATTGTTTCTGTTCTACTACTGACCGTTGCTTCGGGTTTCAACAAACCATCATCTGATAAATTGAGTGAATTGCTTATACCTCTCTTGACTTCATCGGCTTGCAGTACAGCGTTACGGGGGCGTAACAAACCCTCACCAAACAACGGTTCAGATGTGTGCTTGCTTAGAACCAAACCTGTGTTAACCACAGCCTGACTAACATCGGTATACACACATTGGTTGAAGAAAGTCGGGTATCTAACACCTCTACCGTTACCCATATCACCCACTCTCAAAGAATGGAATGGTGCAAACACATCCACTAAGGTGCTACTACTATCGTTATTTGCATCATTTACAACACCGCCAAAACGCGGTATTGTTTTACTGTTAGTGATGCTAACTTGACCGCTGCTGTTGAGTATGTTCTTCACATTGAATAACGGAGAGCCACTATTCCACACTCTATCAAACGGTGTGTTAGTGCCTTCTTTGTATGCGTTACCGCAATCCCAAGCAGGTCTAATACCGAATCCACGCACAGGTGATTTTCTCACATCTTCACCCCTATCGTTACCCCACCAATCTACTAGGTAATGTTTGGATGCTAACGCCAAATCTGTGATTTCCAAACCTTCTACATCACCCCACCAATCTCTTTCAACTGTACTCTTGTTAGATAGTGTTCTTACAGGCACACCAAACGGTCTAGTCATCCTTGTGCCTTGTGCGTAACGCACTTGTTCACCTTGCACATCTGAGTTTAACATACCTGTAAAGTTGCTTAAACGGCCTAAAATCCCATTATATTTGGATGAAAGATTACCATGTGTTTCTATTTGCACTATCGGCCCTGAATCGTAACTAGTAGTGTTGTATGCAGAACCTGTGGCGGTTTTTTCTAAAGCGCCGCGAGCAGGTATAATGCCCCAAGCAGGGCGGTTGTATGCTTGTTTTAATCCAACTCTATAGCCGAAGTTTCTTCTAACTGTATCATTACTAATTCTTGTGGTAAGACCTGTTGTTCTTGTGTATATGTTGTTAAGACTATTCCAACCTTCATCTTCCCAATTCATTGTCACATTAGATGCAAAACCCGGTAACGCCCAAGAAACGCTGCTTTGTGTATAACTATCCAAACAACTAACTTGTGGGCCACCTCTACTACCACAAGGCCAATAACCACCATATAGAGTAGCGCCATAAATACCTGATGATATATCATAAGTATTAAGGTCGTTATCTATGGTATTGACCGTTCCATCACCATTAGATGCTTTTTGTGCTTTCATCATAAAACTAAATGGGCCAAAACTCATTTGATAATTAGCAGAATGATAATGTATTGTTTCATAATGCTCAGGCACAGCGTTGTATCTTGCTTGAACTGATGGTTGACTATCCCAAGCACTTCTAGTATCTGAGAAATATGTCATAGGTCTACCTAAATTATGACTCCATAAACATAAGAATGCATCAGGCGGGTGTAATGTATTTGTATCTCTACTACCTGAAGATAATGTACTAATTGTTTTTGCATAATTAGATATAGTTTTATCATTACTATATTGCTTAGAAGTATATGAATTATAATTTGTACTTAGATATATTGTAACACCTGTAGTTAAATTAGAATAAAATTGACTACTATTAGTTACATTAAAGGTATTTCTTAAATTAATACCGTCTGTTGCATACCCTGTGCGGGTATATGTAGTAGAATAAACCCTACCATTTGCTGCTGTATAGTATATTTCTTGTCCAAATTGAGGATTAGCGGGAAATCCACTACCATCATTTACAGTAAACTCACCATTACTTGTCTTAGTTGCTACTATACTTTTTGCAATTGGAGATGTATTTTCTAATATACTTGAATATATATTTGGGTATTTTGTATTATGCCCTTGCATTCCTAATATATGTCCGACACTTCCATAGGTACTTTTTGCAAACACTTCATAATTATGAGGTGCATATTGAGACAATCCCATGTAATTTGAATTATCTGTAATTAATTCTGTGCTACTATCTATCTTTCCAAACAATATAGACCACCACGGCACGTTAAGTGTGTGTGAAGGTGTTGACTTCACCATCATTGGGGAGTATGGGAAGTTCCTTCTAGTGAACGATGGGGTTTCATTTAAGTTAACACCATATGAATTGTAAAGTAATAGAGGTGGTATTTTTGTAAATTGACTACCAAAATCAGGAGATACGTCTAACATCAACTCATTTACGAATACTTCACAACCTCTACAATCAAATTGTGTCGCTTTTGCTAGTATTAACACTAAACCACCAAACTCACTATCGTATTTTTTAATACCAATTACTGTGTTTACTTGTTGACCTGTAAATGCATAACTCTCACTTTCTATAACGCCGCCGAATTGCCCCCTAAACATGTTTGGTTGTATGACTATTTGGTAAGCACCGACTTCCGATGGGTCAGGGAAATGATTTGCTAGTGTATAGTTAGCAGCGGCGGCCAACACAATCCTATGTCCACCTGCTTTATTGATAACACCAGCATTACCCAAACTTGCTAACACACCGTAACCATCCCACTTCACAGATGTTTCAAACATTAGTGTGAACGCACCGCCATGTAAATCGGATGGTGGACTCGGTGCAGCGTTTAGAGAGCCAAACACAACTTCTGCTTCCACAGGGTTAAGGCTGTCTCCTATTGATAAATCAGCCTTTACAGGTACTTCTTCAGATGATGCAACAACAGCGTCTTTCATTGTCTTACTGTCTTTTCTTCCAATGTTTACCGATTGTTCAAACCTGTGTTTCTTGTAAAGTGATTGATATGCAGGGTGCGCCCAATGACCGGGTAGCATAGGTTGTGTTGCATTGACATAGTGATGCCCCATTCTAGGATAAGCCATAGGTGTCATTATTGGTTTTGAGTATCTTTGATATGGCGTTTCACTACCGTCAACGTATTTTGTGTGTGCCATATCAGGAGAGTTACCACTCACTTCTGCGTGGTCGCGTAATCTGTTTGCTGCATAGAATCTAGCAGAGCCCGCTGGAATAGGATAGGATGGCACTATCGTTAGTGTGTCGGTTTTCGCTACAAGTGATACGAAGTTTGCATCCCCTTTGACTGTTGTAAACGTAGTTCCACTAACACCTGTGTAGGATGCTAGACCGCTTTCACCACTAGCGTTGTATACTCTAATGTAACGCCTGTTATCATCTTCTTCTTTAGTGCCGAAGTCAGCAGCAAAAATTGTTGTATCTATTGTAGCACTCGCTGTTAACGTACCGCTAGAGAAAGAAGATACAGTTAGAGCCTGATTAACAACACCACCACCCACAGTATTTGTAACAGCGTGTGCATAAGCAGTTGGGTAACGATGAGTGTGTCCAACACCGACTTTACACACATGGAATAAAAGCATCCTGTCATGTAGTTCGTAAGCAGAATCTAAACTGTTGGTGTTGAAACCACCAATCTTACTCTCACCTGATTCTTCATCAAAGTGTTCCCAACCGTATTCTTCATACAATGGGTGATTTACTGGGTTATGTTGCGTTGTCCTCTCAAATAACTCTCCTAAGCGTGTTGAGCCTTTGCCGGGATGTTGCATACCACCTGCACCGAGTGTCTCATTCTGATAGGCTTGTATAGGGTCAAATCCTGAACGCACAACAATGTTACCGGGTATGCTATCAGGATTAGGTAGTCTAACTGCTAGGTTGGGCGCTTCACCGCTGTTAGCAAGAGATGGTTTACCTCTCTTGACATCAAAGCATCTAATCACAGTACCAAACGGACTACCGCCTTCTATGGTGTGTTCCTTACCACTATCATCAACTACTGTTATCTCTTGGAATTGTATTTCTTCATTTGGTATCTGTAGCACGTTGTTTACTTTGTAATTTGGTAAACCGGGTTGTTTTAGTTCCTGTGCTTCTATTGTAGGCATCATAACAGAATTGGTTGTTTCAAAACTAAACCTCACGTTACCATATATCTTTTCACCTGTTAGATATGCTGTGTTATTTTTGACTCTTGTAACGAAAGGTACAGCACCCATACCTCTAGCGTTGATTGCGGGTAATGAGAGGTTGCCACCATCCATTCTCTTCCACACAACATTCTCTACTGTGAAGTTTTTAACAGGACTATTTTTGTAAGTTTGATAACCGTTTATATCAGACATCCAAAACTTATTTGCATCTCCATGTAACAATGAAGTGTAAGTTGAAGAATGATAATCTTCTGATACATTTCTTTCAACACCACTTGCTTGTAAATTGAAAGACCCCACAGAGTGGTCTAAGTCATACAACAAATCTCCTGTTGCTTTGAATCCGGGTACTGCATTGTGTAACGAAAGGTCATTAGAAACAGCAGAATGTAGATGTACGAAATCACCACTAGCAGGTGGGAATAATGAATCAATCCAATTAGAACCTACTGTACCTTGTGGTACTTGTGTTCCATCTACTATCAAAGCCTCTACGTTTGGCCCTGCATTTGCAGGTGCTATGAAACGGTCTTGTCCGTGAAATCTCTCATCCCACTTGGTAGTGCCACCATCTGATATGTCTGCACTAGTGCCATGTTTTGCGTACAACCAATCACCAAAAGCATCCACACCATCTCTATCGTGTTTTGCTACCATTGACAATTCGCTTTCATATGACACCACTAAAAATGCAGATGAGTATACCCCTTGTGGGTGATGTAACGAATCTTCCATCACACTATTAGTATCTGTATTAGCGTAACTAAACACATAGTTTGGTGGTTTTACCGACCTTTGTGTTGTGTTTTTTGGGTCTGTATAATCGTAATTTCTTAAACTAGCAGCAGCAGTTGTAAACGTGTTACTTGTGTAAGGTGTGCTAATGTAAGACTTTCTTGTGGCGACTGTAGTTTCACCGTCATTGATAATCGCACCGCTTTCAGGAGAATCAGTAAGTGGTGCTATTAGTGGTAAAGAACCATACACGTTCATTACAGTTGAAGCAGTACCATATGGTGTAAAATTGAGGAATGGATGGTATGCACCTAAACCAGCAGCATAACCTTCTGTACCTACTTTCAAACTGTTGAGATATGAATATCTTTCACCATGCCAACCAACAGCACCTATTGGTTTGGTTCTATCAATAGCATCTACTATACCTGAGAAATGAACCTGTGTCATGTGGTCGCGTGTGCTTGCATTCTCATTGTTGAAACGAATAACACCTGTCTTAGACCACACCCATAATTTATCATCAGTAGCAGGTGTTACCGCACCGTTATCATGGAAGAAGCCTCTCAATGTTTTCTTATCTGCTGTTGAACTTACCGAGCCTCTAAATTGATTTGGGGCAAAGTAGAATCTAGCCTTGAAGTTACTACCACTACCGGGTATTACTTGCTTCATGTAATAACAAGCGTATGCTGGACTTGTTGTGGTACTTGCTCTTAACCAACCCGATGCAGGTAAATTATTCAACATGTCTTGGTCTGTTGTTTCTGCACTCTCAATCCACATATCTCCCATTGTTGTAATTGATGAGTTTACTGTACCGAATACTAAAGTAGTGTTGGTGTTAGAAGCAGTAGCGTTTGCACTTAATTCAAAAGTGGTAGAGTTAGTTATACTAGATATTGTCGCACCACTAGGAATACCTGTGCCGGACACAGACATACTAACAAATAATTCAGCAGTGCTATCCATAGTTACAGTAGCATCTCCACTAGTAGTATCACAAGTAGAATCTGTAAAGTTGGGATTAGCAACATCAACCCAACCGTAACGGTCTTGTCTGTTTGACGTACCCATTGAAGGATGGTGTGTGCCACCTATAGATTTCAACGCACCTTTGCCGGGGAATGAATTGATTGCCGAACTGATAACGGATGCTAACTCTTCACCGTTCTGACATCTTGTTCCATCCACAACAATGTATTCAGTATCTACATCGGTTGTTGCTAGGTTTGTTGTTTGTGTCCAATCTATGTAAGCAGTCACCATAGCAGCACCTACTCTGAATGCTGTTGGGTTAATCTCACTATATCCTGAAACGCTGATTTTTTCTGTTGTTTGTTTTGGTGGGTTGAAGGTAATTATCTCATCCATCCAATGACCGCCGGGATGGAAACCACCATCCATGTGAAACACAGTATCTGCGGCTGTTGCTATACCGTAACCAATGAAAGGTGTGTAGCCTAGTGGTTGTGTGCGGTTATCATAAGTGGTGTCTACATCAATCATCTGTCCGTAGTTTCTTCCATGTGAGGGGTATTGTCTATGGGTTCTACCTAGAGAGTAACCAGCAGGTGATTCCCAATTGATAACACAACGCCAATGATACATCGCTTCTGCAAGATAATTTGATTTCAATCTCGGTCTATATGCTTTCCAAGAATTACCTGTATCTTTGTTGTTTATTTGATTGTGAAATCGGTCATCATAGTATGGTACTTTGTTCCAACCATTACCTGTTGTTACAACTCTACCCGGATGTGGTTCTGTAGGGTTAGTAGTCTCACCATTAGATGTAGTTCTTTCATTATGGAAAGGGAATGCTTGACCCGGCCCAAACACCAAGTATGTTGTTTTGTTATCTACATCGTTTTTGTAATCCTCATAACGGGCTGTTGGGTGTGGGAATCTCAAGACCAACGGTACAGGTTTGGCTTTTACAACACCATTAGTATCACATAGAGTACCGCCTCTATCCAAATCTGTTGACAACACGTTTTGTTTGTTGAACACAGGTGGTAACGGACTACCTCGATGTTGGTTACATAACGCAGCACCGGGGAAGAAAGAGAAGATAGCATTACAATCTAACATGGCAAAACTTGTAGATATTTCATTTGCATTCTGTATACCCGCAGTTCCTGTTGGCCCATTTGAGTAAGGATGTGTATAGAAGTCTGAATAGTCATTCATTGAACCATCGTTAACATCCAACACAACCCCACTAAAACCACCACCGAAGAATAACGGTACGCTATGGTCGGGGCTTGATTTTCCACCTTTGAAATGTACTATAGGTTCAGATAGCACACTACCAAGTGAGCGTATACCATCAAACTCTTGAGATAGGTGTAAATGTAAGAATGCGTCTACAACAGAAGAAGGCCAATTGATTTCACTATTTGCTGTCCATCGTATTGTGTTGTTTAGTGTATGTGTGGTATTATCCCCTACAAAAGCCTCTGCTGTAACATAGGTATCTTTGTTTATGTATATATTCTTTCTTTCACCAAATGGTTGTATATGACTAGCACTACTATCGCTTGATGTGTAATCGGTAGCAGGTTTGAGGAAATGATACATGTCATTAGTTAAAATTACGTGTTGGTGATTCCAATGACTACTTTGTGAAACATCAGTTCTAACTATAGGATTGTCTATTTTTGGTAATATCTTATCACCTGATACATCAACATAATCTTCACCTGATAGATTCTTTTTCCACCGAGATGTGTTTATTGGTTTGTTATCACTACCAACTATAATCGGTGTAACAGTGTTGGAATTAGGCCCACAAAACTTAGTTTTAACTCTTAGAATTGTACTTGGAATATAACCACAATCAACACTTCTACCTGTGTCCACTTGTGTATTACTAGGCGCTCTAGATGTGCCAAAAGTCCAATTACCATCTGTGTCTACTTCTGCTTTTCTTACTTCACCAAACTCTAGATGTGCTGCTTGTATACCGAAGTCTTTGTGTGTAGATGCTGAAAACATCTTGGATATTTGTTTTGATGATTTTATACGAATGGCATCACGCCTAACACCGTGTTCACCAAATGTTCTACCATCAGCAGCATACATTGATGTGCAATCAAACGGAATATAATCTATAACATCATTATTAGAATTAAACGATGAGTTAATTGCAAATGCTGTGACAGCAGCCAATAATTCATCTGTAACTAATGTAGTCCAATTCATAGTCGGAGATACAATATAATCACCTGTTGCTGGTGCATTAGTGCAATTGTAAAAAGTATCACCAATTCTATATTCGTAACTAGTAACATCACCTTCTGTTGAACCTGATGCCACTTTAGTTGTTTGAAAGACACCGTTTTCTTTTGGAAATCCTAAGTAACCTAATTTATCAGGATGTGTGAAATCTGAACTTGTGTATGGTGTTATATACCCTGTACCCGAACCGTTACCATCGTCTACTGTTACATTATTTCCCGAAACAACAAAACTTAGTTTAACACCTAGATTTGGAGAAGGCACAGCATTCCATCTATTCCCTCTCCAATCAGATGCTGTAAGAGAACTAGACAACCTACCTGTTGCATCTCCTGTGCCACGCATATGTTTTCCAATGGTAAACCCACCTTCTTCATTACTTGAATCATCAAAATACACTTGTACTTCATCTCGGAAAGTATCAGGTAAAATAGTATTTTCATTTGAAAAACTTCTACCTAATTTACTATAGATATATCTAACACCGTATGTATTGTTTTTATGGTCTTTTAATTGTAAACCATATATGTTTTGTGAGCCTATATTTTCTTCATCTAATGAGGATGTTGATATGTGTGAAGTGTAATCATTATCCGCAATATCACTCACACCATATCTATTAGCAAATGTTGTATCGCCTCTTTTCCCAAATCCGTAAAGTCCGGCTTTAGGTGAAAAACCCGGTACACCTGTTGCAACAAGACCACCAAAGTTTACTCTACCAATTGCTGCTGTTCCTGTTTTCAACCCTTCAACAATGGTAGCAGATGCTTCTAAATCAAAAGAGTCAGGGTTTACAGAATTGTGATTTTTTCCACTTAACACATCGCTGAGAGCCAAAAGGTCTGTATTTTTGGAAGCACCAAAATCAGCAACTGATAATACATCTTCACCACTTTCATCTGATTGTATGTATTGTCTTAATGTGGTAATCGGTGCAAACGGTCTACCATTTTTGTCAAGAGGCATAGGGGCAGGGTGCATATTTTCACCTTGCTTCTCTTCAGGTAAAGCCCAAAAGTTACGCCATCTACCTCCATGTCCTACTAAGAATTGAGGGTTGTAAGATGTCTGTGACGTACTGTTATCTAACCAAACGCAAAAGTTTCTACCCGTAGCGCCCGGTACTGTACTGTGTATTACTATAGTATGTCCTTGATTTCCTTGTCTATCCTCTACGCTTCTACCAATATGCGCTCTAAGATAGCCCATGTGAGAACCTCTATCTTGATTAGCAAATGCCTTATCTGAATCCCAAAACGGAGAAGGGTCGTGTGCAGACGCACCATTAGACAATCTAGCCTGTAATGCACCGTATTGGTTTATTTTTCTAACAATTTCATTGACAGCACTTTCAACATCAACTACACTTTCACTTTCAGCAACCTCTCCTGTAGATATTGTTAATCTTCTTACAAAGTCCATCTGTGTCCATTGAGGTAAGAGTTTCATCCTAGCATCACTTAAATCAAGAGATTCTGCTCTTATGCCCTTCAAACACAAAAATGCTGGAATGACTCTTGTACCATCAGGGGTATCAAAGAATGTGCCTCTATCTCTTAATGAATCTGAAATGTTTTTAGACAAACCATCTATGAAACCATTTGTCAATTTTCTATTTAGCACATGGTAAGAGTTTGCTATTTTCCATGATGCTACAGATTCATTGTTACGAAGTGGTGTACTGAATGAATAAGCATACCCGTCTGCATTACCTGTTATACTCAAACCGACATGTACATGGTGTCCGTGTGCTTTACCATATAACCTTGAAAAGTTATTTTGTCTAACTGTGTCATCATACAAAGTGCTGTAAATTAAATCATCAGTTTGCTTATTGGCTAAGTCGTGTGCATATGCACTCTCAATAAACTTAGATTGTTGAGTTGAGCGAATGAACTTGTTTTGTGATGGATAGCCGTTAGCAACGTCTATTTGTGTTGTATAACCATGTGCAGCAGCACCGTTTATCTCAGGTAGTCTTTTTACTAAATCAGTAGATGATGTGTTTGTACCTTCAACCACATTTCTATCCCAACCAATCTTAGTTGTCTCAGCAGATGATTGCACTTGCATGTGTATGTCTTGGAAAGCGATGTATTCTCTATCGTGTTCAGCATCGTATAACAGAACTCTAGCATGATTCTCACCTGCTAGATACGGGTCTACGAATGCTACTGTTGGTGCATCAAGTTGTGTTGCTGTACCTGTCCCGCTACCAACACCTGTTGCTGTGAATGTAGTATTCACTTCATTATCTATAGCCCCTATAGATGTAAATGTTGTATCACCTGTAGAAACTATTTTGTATTTTTTCCCTACGATAAATGAATCTGCTGTTATTACATCATTTAACCCTAAAGATTTGTAATTCTCTTCAACAGTCTTATTGATGTGTTGTGCTAGGTTTCTTGCTGTTTCTATACATGTATCACCAATCAAGAAGTTCTCCATCGGTATACTGTCTCTTGGGTTTGTAGCATCTAAACTACCCTCACCACCATTGAAACCTTTCCATACAAGACCTTCATTATGTATACCTCTACTCTTTGAAAACAAACCTTCCATAGCATGAGGATTGCTATATGACATATTAGCCCATACAGTATCTCCTTGTCGTAGTCCACCATTACAATAAGGGTGCAACCAACTAGAATTAAGAACAGCATCAAAATCATTGAAATCATTTACAGCAACGCCTATTTGTGCTGTCGTTTCTTCTCTCATCCAAGCAGGTACATTTGCTTTGAGAGTTATACTTGTACCACCTGTAACATAATCCACAACACCTAAATAACCAATTTCATCTTTGTTTACGCTACTAATACTACCTGAATATTTGAAAAACAATAAATCTCCTTCTTTGAAGTTCATGTCAAAATAATCATTCAAAGATTTTGAAGTAGTAGTATTAGTTACGGTTATTGTTTTTGAACTTGTACTAGCCCACACAAGCCCTGAACTAAACTTAGTATTCGCTATTAATTCAGAATACAACGGATTCTTTTCATTTTCAAATTGTAACACACTTCCTGTTGCATTATTCACATATTCATCAAAGAATACTCTTCTTTTCCTACCTGTTAATTTAACTTCACTACCGATAAAATCAACCCAATCAAGACCACTTGTTGCCGTTGGAGTAGCCGTAGGATATGTACCCGAAGTATAGTATACCAACACTATGCTATTTTTTGCTATATCAGATGACACAGCAGCAGCACCTGTGTTATCATAGTTGTTTATTTCTTCAAGATGGCCGTAGTAATGAAACTTGTAATCAGTACCGTTGTAATCTATTGTGGCTTCGTAAAACAATTCTCCTGTACCAAGAGTAAAATCATCTATTGAACGATTTCCCAAACTAGGAAAAAGAAGTAAATCATCAGGAGAAAGTGAGACAACAACCGTATTAACGTCTGACGCACCAAAAGAACGAATTGATTGAATATCCCCTTTAGCCCTTTTTGTTGTAACTTTTTCTGCGTGTGGGTTACTTTCCGGCCCTGCTTTGATTTCGATTGCGCTGACATATTGCCTCAAACCATAATCAACATTTCCACCCTGAGTCATCATACTTGCTTGGTCGTGATAATATTCAGAACGGCTCTCAAAGTCTGCCGAAGGTGTACTCTTATCAGAACCTATTGGTTCTATCAATTCTGTTGGTAATGTTTGTCCAACATAAAGGCGTAAATCGCCTTCATTGTTTTCTAACTCATTGAAGAAATTAACAGAAGAGAAATAATCACCGTCTGTAACAGTAAGGGTGTTAGCACTGTAATCAACATCGGTATAAACTACCCACTCTCCTGTTTTAGTAAAAGCCCTTCTATTCCTTAGAACTTGTCCGTTACCACCTATATTTCTAAAATCAGTACCAATATCAGAAGAGTTAGCATCAGGGAATATATTAGCATCATCAACAGTGATGGTTATTGTACCATCGTATGAAAGAACCTTAGCAGAAGAAATGTAAGTGTTGTTCTCTATAGCGTGTGCATAAGCCGATAGTGCCTCTCTATCTGTTTGTTCTACACTTTTTGGCCTTCTACCTACAGGACTTGGATTATACGTGTGTGCTGTGTTAGTAGCATCAAGATGTATTTTGAAAGAGTTATCACCATCTACTAAAGTGCCTACGCTCTCATTATCAAAGAATTGATTAGCGAAGAATGGTATCTCCACCAAAGCCCTAGTAGAAGCATATTGAGTACCTAGTTGGTAATCTTGTGATACATCGTTTAAACTGTGGAACATTCTATCATTCACAGTTGTTCCATCTTCTATTTGAGATTCAACACCAAAATCAGGCTCACTAGATATAACAGCGGTAATGCTCAAATCTCCTGTTGTTGATGACGTTACACCTGAAAGTAGATTTCTACTTTGTAACAATTGATAGATTTCAGTGTACTCTCTACCACCGCTAACAAAGTCACTACTACCTGCTGTAGCAGTTGAAAACTCAAAATAAGTTGACGCTTTAAAATCATACTTGGCATGAGAACCATCTTCAAAATATATCTTACCTGCTTTTGGGAATCCAAACGTACCCCAACTTTTCATATTTGCAGAATTGTTGTTTATCGGGTTAACGTATATTCTCTTGTTGGTTGCATCATACTTTATTGCTGTAACAACATAATCTCTTCTTGTTGAATATGGTTCTCGACTGAACTCACTCTCTAAGAATGTCGGTTTAGTATCAACAGCACCTTGCCCCACACCACCTAAAGTTACACTAACAACAGGCGCGTTAGGTTCTATTTCTTTGACAATGTGTGAATCGTTACTACCTGAACCTGTGAAAGATACATTTCTGCCCGAAAGTGAGTTTTGTAATCCTATTGCTTGTATTGTTGTATAAGATGCACCTTCATCTTCTTTTGTTTCATCTACACTTCTCAACCTACCTCTACTTAGAAGATAATGCAAACTAATTATATTTGGGTTGTCAAGGGTGTTTCTTTGGCTTTTTACATTCTTTAATTGATAAAACCTAGAGCGTTGTGAAGGTTGCACAATTAGCATTGTGTCTGCGTGTGTGTCAGCAATACTTACGTTATCTATAATATCAAAAGACTCAAACACAGGGGATGAGGATGATGTAACTATGGTGTCAGGTTCTGCGGAACTGTTTGTAGCAACCACATCCATAGTTTTGTAATCTGAATAATCTCCTAGACTTTTTGTAGATTTAACAGTTTCAAACATCATTCTATGGAATGAAGAATCATGTTGTGTTGTTTTACTTGTTGAATCTGTAATAATAGAAGGCGGTGTGTTAACAAGAGTATCACCGACATAAGGAGTTAGATTAGGTGGTGTGTTGGATTCATCAAGAAGTGTGTCGGCATCATATCCTTCACTACTGTCTGATGATAGTGCATGAACTTCTAGTAAATCTCTTGCATTGGCGTTTTCTCCGCTGTCTAATAATATACAACCACCCGGTGCGTATAGAGTCAAATCACCTGAGTTCAATGCTGTTTTTATAGTCTCAAAAAGAAAAACACCTTCAGCAATTACAGTAGTGCCTGAAGGTATCATTTTTTCAACCATCAATAAAGGTACACTACTATTGCTACTATTCATTGAAGCACCTGTCAAATCTATAGCATTGTAATGTATTTGCACATAAGGTGCTAAATTGTAAGTAGATGCTAATACCGGAACATGTAACAACGCTACTCTGCTTTCTTTACTAGGTCTTAGATGATGCGACCTAGTGTTTTCATTTGGTGTCGCAGTTGGAGATATAACAGGAGATTTGAGAAGGAAAGGTGTGTAATTAAACCCGCTACCACCTATAGCAATTATTTCTTGTACTCCTGAGCCGGGGCTACTAGTAAGTTCATAGTTGCTGTATATACTACTGACAGTAGATGAGTTTACAAAATCAATAACAGTGTAATCACCTATTTCTTTGTATAAGTCTACTTTGCTATTAATGCTCAGTTGCTCTTTCATACCATCTAAAGGCACATCGTAAATTGCACTTATTAAATCAGCACTACCGTCACTTTGAGAATCTAATATCTCTTCATTGGCCTTAGGAAACTTTCTAAGATAATGATGACCTTCAACATGATTATTGATGTGTCTACCTGAATGACCTATGCTAAAGTCTGTAGAAATAGTAGTAGGCCAAGTTGCTGCATATGGATTGTCTGTATCTGTTGTTGAAAGAGCCATTCTAGAAGAATACACAAACCCATGTTGTTCGTATGTGCTTTCATCTATCACCATTTGACCTGTTCTATCTATTGCTCTAGAAGAATAATGTGGTGGTTGATACGGTTTACCTGTACCCGAATCTATCAGTAAATCAGCACCCACAACAACCAATCTGCTATCTGTGGTGTGAACGTGAAGAAGTCCTCTAGCACCATTATTGGCTGTGTTGAAGTCTAAATGTATACTCGCTATAGTTAAAACACCTGTATCAACATTGATGCTTTTTAGTCTAACTCTTTCAGGTGGACTACCATTTGGTTTCTTCGTTGTATAGTCGTAGCCACCCGGTCTTAGAAGTAAATTGTAAGGTACATGGGCGACATCGTGTTTTGTAATCCCTGAGGAAGTGCTTTGTATAACTTTGTAATTTCCACTACTAAACGGGGATTGAGTGAAGTCAATAGTGCCGCTTGTAACACTCACACCTTTGAGAAGCGTGGCTAGTTTAGCAGCAGCGGTTGTTCCGATGTTTATTGTTGTAGCACCTGAAGATGCACTACTCGTTAGTTTGAAAACATCATCAAAAACGGTTATTGGCTCTTCAAAACGGTAAAGAAGTAAAGTATCTTCACCTTTAAGCGGAACTGAAGGATTAATCATCTGCGGTCTAAAGTTTGCAGCCAAATGTAAACTTTCGATTACACCTCTAAACTCACCGCCTTTACCACCAATGAAAATATTCTCTTCACTAACATTCAAAATGTAATCAGGATTGTTTAGCGTTTTGTGTGCCATCAAAATACCGTTGACATATATCTCTATTTTATTACCATAAAATGTTGCAACAACGTGGATTAACTCTCTGTGATTTCTATTCAAATCAGATGGTTGAGTGTTGAATATACCACTACTTTCTGTTTTAGGATATATAGCACCAACATAGCGACTACCATCATGATAACCTGTTTCTATAGTATGTTCTTCTACTCTACCTTTATTTAGCAAACTAACTGTAAATACGATAGGTGCTGCTTCATGCACTTCACCAACTTTGAGAGAAAACTGATTTCTTTTCTCAACAACTACACCACCAAAATCAGGCATCAACCAACTTTCAATTGCTATGTGTCTACTGTAAAGACCTGATGTAACAGACTCAATTCCACCTTTTGCTTTTGCATTCAAAAGACTTCTAATATCGTGTTCAGAATCTATGTTCTTATTACCTATAGAAGAAAAGTAACCTTGTGGCACAACAATACTATCGCTTATTCCATCGAAAAAGAAAGCGTGATTACTAGTGCCAATGAGTGTTATAACATCACATCCGAAGGTAAGAATTGCATATCGAAAGTATATATTGCTTCACCAGCATCGTACATTATTTCCATACTTTTCATACCCCCGCTTATGCCTGTGAAATTATCCACTTCGTTAAACTGAGTACCTGCTGCTTTTGCATTTTTAGAAGTTTTTTCACCTTTGTCAAAAAACCCTGTTGGCATGAAAAAGTTTCTAGGTGTATAATCACCATCAGTTAATATAGAATTAAAAGGTATGAGAATACCAACAATGTAATCGCTTCCTGTGCTACCTAAGAGTGAATTAGACGGATTTCCATGTTTAGTTGAGTTAAATATAGTACCTAATCTTCGACCTGCTGCTCTCAAAGTTTTTCTACTACTATTGTTCATTATACTGTACATATCTTGTGCTTTATCACCAGCAGACTTTCTACTAGCAGTTTTTCCACCAGCAAAATCTTCTGTAGTTGGAATACGCATACCTATCAACTTATTATCTAAAGTGAAAAAAGGAGAACTACTATTTCCACCAGCACCATCACTAGTTTGAGTAATTATAAGTTTGGAATTAAGAATATTTCCATCAACCGCCGTAGTACCATTAACTATACTAGTTGTAAAATAACTAGAATAAGAAGTATCTAAGCCTAATTTTACCTGTGTTGCTATTTGAGCAGGTGTGGCTGTAGCAGTAACTGTAACAGTTTTTGTACCACTATTATATGCATTACTACCACCCAACACCATATTCAAAACTCTATCTGTACCATTAGAGTCTTTGAGAGTTAATTTAGTATTTTGGTCTGAGGCAAAAACTTTTCTTATATTGCTTTCTGTAGCAAAAGGATTTTTTGGAAAATAACCAGCCCTAGTTGATGTATTAAAATCTATAGTAGCAACTGCTTTTTTTCCACCAACTGCTATCTCATCGTCTGAGAAAAAACCTTGAATTAAGATAACAGCCTTATTCAAGTTCAAATCTAGAGAAACTCTATTGCTTCCTGAGAAGGGTACTGATTTTGGCCCAAACCTTCTATCTGTACTCATAACTATTTTAGTGGCATTTAACTCAATGAGTTCGCCATCCTCTCTTACAAGGCGAATAGGTGTTCCACTAGCAGCCATCTTAATACCTCAATACTTCATCGCACTTGTTGTAGCACCAATATTTTTAGCAACTTCTGTTTGTAATAATGATGCTATTTCTCTAGCCAATGCTAATTTATCCGTTCTATCTGTAATACCACCAGCGTTGACTGTGATGTTGAATGTGTGTCCACCACCACCACCTGCAACAGTATCGGTACTACCACCGCCGCCGCCACCACCGCCGGGTATTATACCAGCGACAAAATCAACACCTTTACCTCCTATATCTAATATAGTGCCAGCAACAGAACCTAAAACATCTGCTATTTTGTTAGCAACTGTTGTAAGACCGTTTACCACAGTATCAACAGCACTTTGCATCATAGAAAACACAGGTGCTAGAGTCATATCATATATGGAAGATATACCATTTGACATAGTGGTGAATGCGGTTTTAATCCCGTCAAACACATTAATGTCAGATATAAACGCAAACATCCTACCAAATGTTTCATCCCAAACAGTTTCAAAGAAAACTAGTACATTTCCAAAATGAGTTTTTAATGCATCGAAAGATGGGTTTGTGATTAACTCAAATGCACTATCAAGTGTATCTTTAAGACTTGAGACTATTTTTTTGAAAGCCTCCCAACGGTCTACCAATAGATTAACAAAACCCTCATACAAAGTTCCGACTGTAGAAAATATAGTTTCAAAAACACCAATTATAGGTTCAAACAAAGGGCGTATGTGTTCAGTCCAAAAATCTTTCATGAAAGTAAACGCTTTACTAGCAAACTTAATTCCCATATCAAAGACTTTTTTGAATGCTGTGCCTATTCCTGAAACAGCAGTAGATAGTATAGCAACACCACCAATTGCGGCTTTTGTGACAGTTTGAGTTCTAGACAACGCTAGACCTAATGCTACAAGTGGTGCTACCATTCCTCATCCTCCGAGTTCAGGAAAGAGTAGTCAAGTGTAATGGTTTCGTTTGATGTCTCGTTTCCAAGACGTTCTTTACTTCTTTCTTGTTGTTCCCGTTCTTCCATAACAATAGCCCAATTTAAAGATTGATAAAAAATATCTAACGGCATGTTTAGTGTCTCCCATATTGATATGTTATAATGCTTCGATACGAAGTAGGCGAACAACTGACTTTGGGTTTTGTAATCATCTGAGTTTCTTACTCTCCGATGCTTCAAAAAACCCTTAATCCTCAGTTGCTCGCCTTCGTAAAACCCCCTTGCATCATCTCCGCCATTTCATCAGGCTTAGGCAAGTGGGCTACTATTTGATTCGCTACATGTGCTTGTAGTTGTGTCATTTCTGTTGGTGTTAAAGATGGGTTGGTTTTAACCACCCAATTAGTGAAAGCGTATGTCCAATACCCTTCTAGGTTAAGTTCTGTTTCACCATTTGGTTTAATGATGAACATGCTTTGAGCAGCATTCTGAACATCAAAGAAATTAATATCCCTTATCCAAACCTCCATAATTAGGTCAGGATTATCAGGGTCTACACTAATATCATATTTCTGTTCATTCTTCTTTGTCAATAAGTTCTCCTTGTTCGCTATCTGTGGCATTGTTTTCACCTTCGGTTACAGCCGTTTCTTCAACGGGGGCATCCAACTCAACTTCAACAGCCTCTTCTGAGGGGGCATCAGTCTCGTCATCTACGGTATCTCCTAACAGTCCTTCATCGTTTCTTCTTAAACGTAACACCACATCGGCTTTCGTGCCTCTTATTGTGATACCACGTTCTCTACAAACTTCTTGTAATTCACGTACTGTCATGGAATTGTAATCTATTTCTTCAGGTACAAACATTTGTTCTACTAAAGGTACTACTTGTTTAATCTCAGGCTCAGGCTCAGGCTCAGGCTCAGGCTCAGGCTCAGGCTCAGGCTCAGGCTCAGGCTCAGGCTCAGGCTCAGGCTCTACTATTGGCTCTATCTCATCTTCTTTGCTTTCTTCAATAATTTCTTCAACACTATCTTCAATATTCTCACTTGTATCATTTTCTTCAATCTCCTGTGGAATTAAATTAGCAACCATTACATCTAAGTCTTTACGATTGTTAACATTATTGAAAATCTCTTTATCAACATCTCTTAGACCAACTTCTTCTAAAATCCAATCTAAGTAATTACTGAATCCTTTTTTCTTAAAATGCCATCTTCTTCTACTTGGTGGTATTTTCATTTATTCACCTCAATAATGGAAAACTGTATCTTGTGCAAACACTCTAATGGACTTAGGTAGAATCTTCAAGGTGGATTTTATTGGGGCTTGGTCGTCAGGAAGTGGTAAAGAGGCTTCTGTAATGAAATAATCATCTATTACAATGTCCATACTTTCTCTACCTGATGCTGCTGCTGTACCTTGTTTAACGAAAGACAATCTAACCATCTTGTTAGCATTGTCGAAGTTTCTAACTGCTCTTCTCATTTGATGGAATAAAGTAGGATTATCCACTATGATTTCCATATCTAATTCATATTCAGTCTTACCTTCTACAGCAAGACTAGCGTTTCTAGCACCAGCAAAAGGAACTTGGTCTGTTGCTGCGTCAGCCATTCTGTTACCTGAAATAGTGTAGTATTGTTCAACCCCTGTTTTACCCTTCAAATCAAAGGAGATAACTTGTCCAAGTGTTACACCACCTAATTGTATTTGACCGTTGTAAAACATGAATGGTTTTTGTGTACCTTTTCCAATACCCGCTTCTCTTCTTTTTGCTACTGTATCAGCAGTATCTTCAAAGATTCTATGTACATCAAATCTATCACCTTTATTACTAGCCTCAAGTCTACCTGTATCAGTGTAACAAAGTGCAGCATCGAATCCAACATTCAATCTCACAGCAGCATCTGTATCGGCCACCATAGAGAACTCTTTGACTTTACAACCTTTGAAAACTCTAGTTAATTGTTGAGAATCACTAGCACCACCATCTACAACTTCATTTGCTGTATCATCTTCTTCTTGATTGTCTAACCTTCTAATGCTAACTTCCATAGCAAAAGATGGAACTGTACTCTTAGAATATAACATTCTGTTAACAGGATTAGTAATTGTTTTTGTCGAATTGTCCAAAACAGGTGTACTGTTAGCAGCGGCGGCGGCTGAATAATCTACCATTTTTACAGTTTTACCTGATGCGTGTACATAATTTAGACCTTCATCTAACCATATGTAGTTAGTGTTAGTAGTGTCATTTTCATAGTAAGCAACAATTCTTCTCATTTCTTTACTTTGAGTGTCTGTAACTAAATCTTCAGGCCCAACACCTGAATCACCGTAAGTTTCCTGTGTTCCTACCTCTTTATACAAATGTATAGGCACAGTCGTTTCATCTTGAATGTAAACATATTTCCCTAAAGGCGATGTTAAATCAGTAGATGTTGTCATCAAAGTCTCACCAATAGATGTAGCAGATGCTGTTGAGAAAGTAGGCGCACTTCCATCAGGTGTGAAAGAAACAGTTTCTTCTCCTAAACCATAATACAACCACCTAGCATTGTGCATTGTGGTTTCAAAACTACCACCAACATTAGTGAATCTACCCGGCACTTGAACAGCCACATCTCGGCCTAGACCTATAACGTGATAACGCTTCAAATCCACTTTTGTTTCAGGAAGAGATATTGTGTTAATAAGACCCATAAATTGGTCTGTAGCAACACTTTCAGATGATGCATTAGCATTAACAGAATATTCCATATCCACTTCCATAGCGGGTGTTTTGAAAGCATGAATGTGTAATGTACCATTTCCAAGGGCTGTAGTAGCAGCAGATGTACCACTAAGCATCTTTGGTGTAATTGTTATGTCTGTATAATTAGAGCCTATTTCATTCTTAACAATAGTATAACGTCTACCTGATGTAGCAAAGTTGTCATCTAAATTGAAGTTTTGACTAGTACCCAAATCAGAAAATGTTAATTCTGAACCTACAAGCATACCTATAGGGAATGATAATTGACCGTTATAAATAGGCGCTGTGGCGCTTCCTGAACCTGTTAACCTGACTGTGGTAGTGTCTGCACTAGCATCTTCAGCCTGTACTGAAAAGACAAACGATTCATCAAAATAAGTTGGTAGTTTTACTGTGGCTTCGTGGCCGAATGATATTTCTGTTAAATCACCCTTATAGACTGTTGATGGCATTTTTTTTCACCTCATGGTATTAGTTCTGCAAACACAATTACTTCTATTTGGAAGGTCATTCTGAACAATTGCTTACTCCTATCGGATAGGTCTGTTCGTGTTTTGTATACTAACCTATCGTAATTTACCCCATCTCCTTTGCGTTTTGAGTGAACTAATCTTCTAATTTCGTTCTCCATTTTCTTCAATCTGTCTCTACTTCTTGTGGTTCTAATATCAACCGTTATGTTGATTCTAGTGGTTACAAAGTCATATAATATCTCAGGAACTTCTTCATTGTGTGCTGTTTCAAAACATAATACATAGTCATGTTTCTTCATATCAATTCTTTTACCCCTTTCAGGGTCTGTACTAGCAATATCAACAACTATCGGTTTGATATTATCAGTATTTCCTCTATTCCAATTACTTGAAAAAAGGTCTATGATGACATCTAATGCTTCACTATAAGTCGCCACCATTAGTTAATCCCATCCTTCGCTAGTTTTTTAGTTTTCTTCAATTCTTCATATGCTTTCTTTTTCAACTCTTTTTTATCAGGAAACAAGTAAGTGCCTTCTAATTGTAGATTCTGTTCTCTAAGTGCAGGGGATTCTGTTAACATTCTTTTGTCAACATTATCTTCAATTTTTTGCAAATCTTCGGGTTTTGCTTCTTCCCCATTACCTTTTATGACAACACCATCTTGTGTTTTCATACCATACGTTGATAATTCTTGATTTTTAATTTTCTCCCTATAATCAGGAGGCGAGCCTTTTATGTAGTTCTGCAATAACTCTTGCATTTCACTTGATTTATAAGATTCTTTTATGACCCAAATATAATCATCTAATTGTCTTTCTATGAAGGCATCACTCAAAAGTTACCACCTCTATGTAACGTGGTAATATCTTATCAATATCTTGTTTGTAGAGTTGTACCTTAGATGCTAAGTCTATGTTTTGTGTACCTTCAGGGATTAGTACACTTCTATCATCAGACATTAAAATATCAATGGCTACCATTTTTGTACAGACATCTTCTATTGCCTTTTCTAAATATCTTTCACCATAGATGTATGCAACTTTAACAGCATTCCACTCAAAGAAAGGATATGAATTGTTAAAGTAGATAATACCCATTTCATTGTCTATCCACCAATCTCTCAATCTTCCTCTGTCACCACTAGCACTACCACCGTGTAAATCAACTTGTAAAATATGTTGAGTTAGCACTCCTGTGATTTCAGTCAAAGCAGAACCAACCACAATTACACAACCTGTGAAAGTGGTGTCTGTTTTACCTGTATAACTGAATACCTTTCCATTAACATCAACCGCAACACCAGCATCGGTAAAACTTCCGGTAGAATCACTCACAGTAATTGTAGTTGAAGAAAGGCTACTAAAAGTAGCAACATGGCTTTGTGTTTGGCTAATTTCTAAGTTAGTGTTAGTTGATACGATGCTGCAAGATTCACCTGCTTGAGTAGACCGCATACTAGTTATCTTCACTTTACCCGCACCATAATCAGAATTAGCCGTAGCGTAGAACTCATTATGTACACCAACATTATCGGTACTACCTTCTAAAGTAAAAGCAGGGCTGAAATCAACAGCCGCTTTGTTAACTCTATCTTCTTTATTTATCAAATCAACCAAGTTTTGTGCTGATGTTATTTTATCAAAATCTGCTCTCCATTGACCTGTGCCTGTTCCTATTGTAAGAACACCAGCACTTCCATTTCCGGGTGATACAACTATAGAACCACTCAAACCTCTAACACTATCAGGTAAAGCAATACGAGCCTCAGATGCGCCTATTTCTCTATAGTCATCCCCTTGCCATAATTCTAGACGGAGTATTTGTTGAACATTTCTGAATAATAGGGGGGTTGTACCAACATAATCTGTGTAATATCTTCTCCTATACGGTTTGTAAGTGTCAAAATTAATATATTCTGCTGAGACTAAGTTTGGCCTCCACGAATTATGAGTAATATTATCTATTCTATCCTGACACCTTTTGATTAAATCTTCCACTTTACTTCTCTTCACGCCTCTTGTTCTACCATTGGTGAACGAGGCTAGATTTTGCACATATGTGTTATCAGCAGATTGGTAGTCAGCAGCAGTTATGTTACTAGTGAAGTTGAGTTTAACACCATTAATAGATGTAGTGATAGAAGTGATTGTACGTTCTAATCCTAATGGGTCTGCATCTGAATAGATGAGTAACGTATCACCTACAGTATAACCTAAGTTTCTATAATCACTTCCTGTGACATATACACCATCAGCATCACTATCATGAGCAACAGCAACTGCTTCCTGTGGGCCAATCTCAAGTAAATCTGCTACTTTTTGAGCAGTTGTGTAAACTATAGCATCGGGGTCAAGAGGTCTTGTTTCTCCCTCACCCGGACTAAACACTTGTGGCATATTTCATCCTCATTGGTATTCTTCTTTCAAGTTTCCGTTTTCATCAAACATATTATTATCAAAATTGCTATTCAATGTTGGTGGAGGTGCGCCTGTAGGATTCGCAGCACTTATTTTTAATCGGTTCTCCCAATCAGCCATTGTCATTTGCTCGGCTGGTTTAGTTTCATCTGCCATCGCTTTTTCTCTAGCCGCATCATCAGCAACTTTTTTACCCTGAAGTGCTGCCATCGTCTTAACTCTTTGTTGGTTCAATTGTTCTTCAGTCATACCACTTTTAGCATCGAATATTTTTTGTTGACGTTCTATATTTTCTATTCGCTTTTTATTTTTCACAGGGTCTAAATAATCAGGTATCTCAGGTCTATCCATATCATCAGTTGCACTTCTAGTGTCAGCACCTACTAAACCTTCTTCATCATATCTAGAAGGGAAGTATTGAGTAAAATCAGTTTTTGCATCGCTTTCAGCACTCATGTTGTTCATTAATGAAGCCAAAAATTGTTCTGACTCATCTCCTTCTCTTCTATGTTGAACTCTTTTATCAGGATTATTTCTAAAGTATTCCAACATCTTTTCTTTTTGTGCTGGTGTTTCTACTTCATCACCTCTAAAAGAAAGGCCCAATCTTTGTGGTTGGAACTTACCCTCAGGAGTCAAGCCCGTAGGATATGGATTACCACTTTGATTTGACCTACTTTGTACAGGTGAACTGTCTTGTTCAGGTAGATGTGGTAAGAGAGCCTCTATGCTTTCCGCGGTTACAGGTAAATTATTATCCTGTAATAATTTCATCGCTTGCATAACTTTTTGCATATTCAAACCATCAGGAGTAGACTGTTGAGGTTCTTTTGGCAAAATTGGTGCAATTTTTGGTGGGGTAGAAGCGGCTTGGGGTGTTTTTTTGGATTTTGGCTTCCTAAAGTCAGACCGCTTCGCCCCAACTATCTCAGTAAGCCCATGCTTTTCAGGGTTTTGTTGCATGTCTAAGACTAAGTTTTGTCTTAATGCTTCTTTTTGATGTTCAGGGATGTCCATACCCCCTTTGATACCATCTTGAATCATTCTAAAGGCTCTTTGACCTATAGTACCTTTGAAGCCATCAGCATGTGAAACATACTTGATTGGTTCTTCTTCTTTAGAAGGTTTATCAATTTGTTTTAGACCAAAATCATTGAACGTGTGGTCGGTCATATCAGGTATATTTAGAATATCATTTTCTATCTTTTTTCGATAATTTTCTCTTTGTTCTTTAGTTAAATCTTTAGGATTTATACCTAATTCTGCAAACCTTTGATTCATTAGTCTGTTAGCAAATTGACCCGCAGTGCCTTTGAATCCTGTTTCGGGATGGTGGACATATGTTTTTTTGTACTTTCTAGATAAGTAATCTTTTCTTTTACGTCTTGCTTTCAAAACTTCAAAAAAATCACTCATTCTTTCACCCCTAAGTTATAATTCATTGGTTTCTTACAAGTAGCACAATTTTCCCTCCACATGAAATGAAGCATACCACAATGAGTACATCTAGTACCGGATTTGATATTTAGTACATCAGATGCTTTTTGAGCGTTGGCTCTTTGTTTAGTGATAACACCCTTCAAAGGATTTTTTTCATCAGTAACTATGTTAGGATGGTAATGCTCTTCTGCTCTCACACCTTGTTTTTGAAGTCTTTCTATATCTTCAACATCTAAGTGCTTTAAGCCAAAACTCATTCATTATCCCACCCATTCATTCTTTCTGATATACCACTAAAAATATATTACCCAATACTGTTATAGGTTCAACGGAGATTATGTTAGCACTAACATATCCTGTTAATGCTTCTATGTCCGTTGTCATACTAGTGCTTAGAGCACCGTCATTACCTGCCCCGGAAAACTCCTTAGGGCTATATGGGCCAATAACTTGTATTGCTTTAACCATTTATTTCACCGCCTTAACTGCGGCGACCAAATGCGTACCATGTACCGTCTTGTCCGGCTACAGTTTGTAATACTAATGTTGAACCGTTAATCAATGTAAAAACACCGTCAACCCCCGCCCCTGTGCCAGCAGTAGAAGAGCCAGCATTTGCGCCAGCCCCCACTATTGTTGCAAGCATAGAAGAGAGGTCAATGTTTCCACCTGTATCGCCTCCGCCATTAGTGAAAGTTCCTGTTACCATCATAAGGTCGCCTATGTAATGCGGTCTTGTATCTTGTGTACTTGTAAATGCCATTTTATTTTCACTCTCCGTTTTCTAATGTTTCTGTTTCTATCGGTACTTCAACCGCTTCTTCAACTGCCTCTTCTACAACAGGGGTAGGGGCAGGTGGGTTTAGAGTTTGCTCAACTAATGTAAGCAAACCACTCTTTGTAGTATAACCTCTAGAAATTGTTACATTTCTTTCAGTCAACCATGCTTTTATGTCACTGTTTCTCCATCCAGCATCAGGGATGCCGTCTAAACCAGCGTCTACGGTTACACCTTCATCACCAATTAAAGTGAACTTAGGCTCTCCAATGACTCTACGCCATTCATCAACCCAAGTTTGACTGACTTCTTTCTCTTCTCCGCGAGTGAAGTCAGCCATTCTTGGGTCAGGACATCTACCGTAGAATGAAGGCCCATTGTATCTTATAATAGGCATTCAAAACCACCTTAATTGTATAGTACAAGTAGTTGTCCGGCTGTTACTGCGCCGCTTGTTGCCATTGTAATTACTAGACCACTAGTGGTTGTTGCTAATGTTTGTGCGCTTGCTGCTGTACCGTTTGAAGCGAACACTCCAAGTATTGCACTTACACCACCGCTTAATGTCACGGTGTCAGTATTTGCTACTGTTCCTAGTGTAATTATTGCCATCTTAGGTGCTGCGTCATATCCGTTTGCACCGTCTGAGTTTGAAGCATTGAATGTACCCGGACCTCCGCCCGGATAACCTACATCTGCTGCCCCGTCTAACCACTCAGTGGTGTCATGAGAACCTGCTCTAAGTTCCCATGCACCGACTAAGGTTGCTGTCATGCTTCCACCTGCTGCTGTTACTGTTAATGTATCTGCCATATCTTATTCCTCCTGTATCTTCAATTCTCCACGAATCTCAGACTAAATCCCTCACTGAGCCTTGCGCCCCAAAGAAAGTAGTCCATACTTCACCCATAGTTCGGTAAAGTCCTTCCTGTCCTAGTCTGTTAATTGCGAATGGGTCGCCTGTTTCGATACCGGACTCAAAGTATTGAGTCGGTATTGCTGTACTGAAATACATGTAATCAGTGTCTAAGAAGTATAGACGGCTGATTCCACCATCATCAGGCATATCCTTTGTTGGTATGATTGGTACACCGTTGTATGTTGCTACGATGAAACCTGCTTCGATTCCGGGTACACCCTTTACACCGTTGTAGGTAGGGGTAACTCTCTTCTCTTCCATGAATCTCTGTTGTGATTGTAGAAGTTGTTGTAATCTCATTAGAGTGTCGTAACCTGTTAGAATAACCTTAGGGTTTCCTCCACGTTCCCAAATACGCTGGAATAGCGTATCTAAGTGGTCTAGGCTGAAAGTTCTGCGGCTTGCATCTGCTGTATCAGCAGCACAATCCATTTCAGCGTGACTCCATGAGTTAGCACTTCTATCAATTGAATAGATGTCTAAGTCAGCAGCAGCACTAACGTGTGCATCACTGCTTGATGTTTTCAATCCTGTTAATCCTGTTGTACCTGCGTCAGCAGCAGTAATACGGTCTAATGACTCGAAGTTGTTTGCTGCTGGTGTGTCAACATCGCCTAATAGCATTTTATTTACCATTTCAGCGTGGTGTTTACCCATTTCTTCTTTCAGAACTGCTCTGATGTCTCCAAGACCATCATCACGGTCTGCTAGGAAAATTGCTGTTTCAGACATATCGAATGTATGAGCAATTGTCTTAGGTTTTGCACCGATGTGTTGGAATGTAGGTTTTACAGTCTCAGGTAATGTTGCGTTTTCTGCAACTCCACCATGTAGAGCACCGCCGTTAGGCTTTGCAGTAATAACACGCCATCCGCTTCTATCCCACGGTTTCTTAGGTAGTATAGAGAACGCATTGAACTCTTGGTTCAGTTGCGACCATACTTTTCTACCGTAGATTGCTTGGTAAGTACCAGCGGTAGTTGATAGCATAGGGCTATCAGCCTTGAGTAATTCACTACCTGTGTAGGAGTAACCCATTGAGTTACCTGCCCCATAGTAGTATCTTTCCATATCTGTTATTGTGCGTACATAATCTCTTGCCATTTAATTCACTCTCCCCTATCAAAAGCCCTATCTGCTAAGGCATGAACCTCATCCCATGACATTTTGTGCATGTCCTGAGTTGATGGAATAGTTACTTGTGGTGTTGTGTTTGCACTCTTAGCGATGGTTGTTGTACCGTCTGCTGAAGTCATACCGTCAATTCTCTCATTAAGAGAGTTTAGAGCCTTCATTACTTCATCAAGTGGGCCGCGAGCATCAAATTGTTGTGCTTGTGCTTTTGCAATTTCTTCTTGCCTTTCATTAGCAAATCGGTTTGCAAAACTTGATTCTAGAGAACCACGGAACTCTTGTTCCATAGCCGCTGCTTTGTAGACTTCATATGCTGCTTCTACATCTGCATCACTCACTGAATCGGGTGTTAGGAAATCAGATTTCTTAACATCTTTCTTTCCGCCACTTCCTGTTGTACGGGAAATAGCATTAGTGGAAGGTGCGCCATTTTCTTGCACTCGACCTTTGACTTGTGCTGCGAATCTTTCCGCACCATCGTCTTTTAGGTCTGAACCTAAGTTTGCTTTGTTGAGGTCATCGAAGTGTGCTCTTGCACCATCAATGTCTACACCGCCGCTTTTTAGGGTGTTTTCCATCCAATCTAAGTAATCTGATGTGATAACGTCAGAAAACTCAGACTTTTCTTTATCGTCTTTATCTTCATCTTTCTTATCAGCAGATGCCTTTTCTTTGTCGTCTTTCTTTTCAGAAGATTCTTTCTTGTCTGCGATTGCTTCTTTGAGTGCTGGTGGCATAGAGCCTTTTTCCATAGCGTCAAGTCTGCCTTCTAGACGAGAGAGAACATCTCCCAATTGCTTCGTCATATCTTCGTTTTCTTCGGTCATTTTATTTCCTTCCTTTGTTTTATCTTGTTTTAATATTCTAAATGTTGCTTCAGGGTTTATTCCTTTTTCACAGATTGTTATTTCGTGTAATTCTAGTTTGCTGATTTCTTGGTAGTCGCCGTGTTTTGGGTCACTTTTTCTTACTCTTTTGAATGCCTGTCCACCGATGCTAAAACCTCTTAGTTTTCCTTTTCTGATTTCAGCAGCAACTTCTTTTGCTTTCTCGATGTCATCACGTAACTGTATTACTACAAACATTCCGACATCATCAACTTCGCTTTTCCATACCCTCCCTTCGCTATCTGTGTAATTTGGAATAACTTCTCCGACTTGTATATTTGAGTGTGCTAATTGTACGTTTCTGTATTTTGGGTCGGTCATGAACTTTTTGAATCCGTCTTTCAAAGCGTTTTTTGTTATTAAATCCCCCTGTTTATCTACTAATTCTACGCTTGCGTACCCTGCCACTACCAAATCATTCCCTGCTTTGAGCAAGGTGATTGTATCATCACCATAAAGGCTTGCTGTGGATAACACACACCATAATGTATAATGCAATACTATATGAATGAAGCGGAAATCAATCTGTTCTTTTTGTTTCCAATGCTTTCTTTTCCCTATTAGGGTACTTTTCAGGTTTCTCAGGGTCTTGTTGTGGTCTTTCTTTCATATCCCAATCAGGTAAAGAAGCCTCATTGGTAAGTTTAGTCGGCCCTCTAGGACTTTCTATATCACTACCAACATCAATACCTAAGCCTTTTCCACCCGACATTGGGAAATGCCCTTTTTCTAAAGCATCCATGCTTCTTTCAATAATTTCTATAATATTTTTCATCATGTTTGGTTTGAGTAAGAGATTAGGGTCTTTCTTAGGTTTTAATATTCCAGCACTTTCTTGTTCCATAACTTCTGCTCTACGGTCTGAAATAACTTCATCATCTTCATCATCTTCAGTATCATCTTCATCTTTTTCTTCTTTCACCATTTCGTAAAATGCAGGTCGCCAATACTTTTCTAAACTTTTAGTTAAAGTTAATGTATAGTCGCTATTGTTTAACTCTCCTAATATGGCCCGTGGGTTGATAGGTTCTTCATCAACAATATCAAACTTAACTATATCATGTTCATAATTGATAATAAATACATTTTCTTCTAACTCCATAGTAAAGGGTATGTGAAAGTCATCATCAGATTTAGTAAGTAAAATCCACTTAGGATGTTTTTCTTCCCCTTTCATATAAGTTGATTTAGCATCTCTAATAAGTATTTTACAATCTTTATTTTCACTTCTCAAATATTTTATTGCTTCTTCTAAACCATCTTCGTCTGTCATTCTTAGAGTAGAAGGACTAGGGATGAAAATATTTTCATGGCTATCAAATTGACTTCTTAATAATTTCATCCTTTCTCTTACATCCATGTCTGTTACATCGGTGTCATCATAATACATCAAATCCATCATAGTAATTCCTTTATCATTAAGAACCCCATCCATAATGAAGTTTTTACTTCCTAATTTTCTAATAGATGTGCGCATAGAATCAGATAAACCTATTTTATCCCCATCGTTAGACTTGACTTCTATGAATGTACCCTTACGAGTAACTTTGACTCTTTGACCTACTTCCATAGCAGCAACAACCCAATCTCCTGTAAATCCTTTCAACTCTTCCACATTCTCATAATCGAAAACTTTGTGATAAGGGTCAAGTAATGGCATTTCTTTTGGTAAGTTTTTCAATAGACTACTATTGGTTATCTTATCAAAACTAGTGGCTATAGTCTCATAGTTGACTGCTTCACCTATAGGATTTTCAGGACTAATTCTATCTAAATTACTAGTAGGACTAACATACATAGTGTCTAAACCCTGCTGATTTGCTAAACCTTGTATTTGTGATATGGTGTTTTCTCCATGCATGGCAACTAAACCTTCTTCCGAAGCGGGTATCATATAACTCTGCTGTGTGTTATTTCCCCATTGTGCATTTCCATCTCTATCTATATTCATACTAGTGCTTGGAGGAAACATTACTTTTCCATTGTGTAATTTTTGAGCACTACTAGAATAATATAGATAGGGGTTTATACCATCATTAGAACGCACAGAATTAATTTTATCTGAGCCATGAGTTACTTCATCTCTTGTTACTCTACCTACATCTTCGGTATTTTCTATATCAGGAGATGCACCCTCATCATAACTAACTAAACTATCCATGAATCTTTTAGTTTTACTAGGTATACCTGAATCTTTCACACTAGTTCCTTTTGATTCATTACCGTAAATATTTCTTGGTAATTGGTGATAATCCAAACCCCAATGTTCTAATTCATCTTTTGTTGCTTGACTTAACAACAAATGTTTTCTTGCTGGCATACGATTCAAAAGATGGCTTTTATCTAATGCTAGGTTTTTTCTACCCTCACCGTATGTAGATTGGTTAAGTTGTTCTTCATAATGTTCAATCATACTTTTGTGGTCTTTAACGTGGTTAGGAACATGCTCTTCTTGTGCTAATAAATTACCCATAGTAGTAAGATGTGTTTTACCTGATTGTAACACTCCTTCTATTATTTTTTTATTGTAATTTGAAGGAGGTATACTTAGTTCTTCAAAAAGTTCATTAATATATTCATCTTTATCTTCTCTTTCTAAATCTAGATTTATGCCGTTATCTCTAACACTTTGAGCCATATCACGATGTGGTGATTGGCCCAATTTAGTTTGTATACTATCAGTCTCTATTTCATTATGGGTCAAACCTAAACTATTTTTCCCATGTATTGAACCATCCGAGTGTAAAGCAAATAACTCAGCATCGTGTAACGCTTGTGCTGAATCAATTAAAAATTGAGATGGGTTATCCAAAGGAAAAGCATCGGGGTTTGCTTTTTTCATACCCGGTATGATGTGTTCTCTTGCTATGTCATGTATAGCGTTTAAGTCTGATTTTTTCTCTCTTAGATTTCTTAACATGATTCCATTTTCTACACCTAAGGCTGTATCACTATCATCAATATTATTCATTTGTCTAATGATTTCTAGTTTTTGATTTTCAAGTTCTTGGTATCTATCAGTAAGATGTTCTTTTTCTACTTCTGAAAGACCACCCATATTATTTTCTTCTTGTAATACAGAATAATTTAATTCTTCAATTATTTGTTCCATGTCTAAATTAAGTGTTTTCATTTGCTCACTTTCAGAACGTGCAAATGTGTTTTTATCAGTCATGAATTGCAAAAAGTCTGATTTATCACCAATATTAGGTAAAGGAACTTTTCCTTCTGTGAATAAATCTTCTAGACCATACATAGAAACAGGTGAGCCTAATTTTGTTCTTCCTGTTGCTATGTCTTTATCACCCGGATTATGACCTATACCTCTTAATATAGAATCTCTAAGAATACCCGATGAATTGGAAGATATAGTAGTATCAAAAGTATAACCTAGTGTACTACCTACCCTAGCAGTTGGGTTTATGTTGCTATGTAATCCGTTGTCAGCCATGCCAATACCCAAATGTGATAACTTTCCAATCTCAGAGTTTTTAATCTTATGAGATACACCCGGTGTTCTACTATGTTCAGAAATATTATGATTTTTTAGATTTCTAGGCATATCCATTCTTATTCTTTTTTTCATTTTAGGTTGAGAACTGTCATGTATAGATAGGACTTGTTTTGGTGTGTGAGCAAACTTTTGATAAGGTGGTAAAGTTTCACTATTTATTAAACCGAATAAACCAGCAATATTACTATGTAAATCTATTATGCCGCTTTTTTCATTTTTCACTCCAAAAAGTGATTGATTAGGCTCTTCAGGATTTATTGTCATTTCATGTAAAAAATCCATGTAAGTTTCAGGAGAAGTTGATAATCCACCTCTTTGAAAACCATGCGCCCAAAAGTTTTGTAATCCTTCTAAACCGTGTTTAGTTTTATGAAAATGAGTTGCAGTATCACTATCTACTGATTCTTCAGTTGGACCTTTTATTCTAGTAAAAGGTTGTAAGTGATTTGATACATTTTTTTGTGTATCTCCTACACTAAAACCTTGCTCTAATCTTTTTTCTAAACTTTCAATGTGTTCTGCATCTATCAATGAGCCATCTAGTGAATTACCTAATAACTCATGAATTGGGTGTTTACCTTCTTCTACAGCATAATGTTTTTTCAAATCTTCTATACTACTTGTAGCATGGAAAGTTTGTCTCCTGTTTTTTACATTTCGATTGAAGGTTTTTAGAGCAGCATGAAGTATCTTTGCATCTACCCTTTTCATTTCAGCAAGTGGTAATCTTTGACCCATTTTATCTGTGAACATTTGATTTTTGAATGCATTACGCAACCCTTTTTGATAATTTTCTTTAACACCTTGCATTTCATAATCTGTTATAGGTAAAAATCTTAATGAGTTAGCATCTTTAATCCCCTGCTCGGCTGCGGGATTTTCAAGAAAATCTTCTTGGTCGTACATGTTTTTATGTAATTTATCATTTATATTTTTAAGTAAAGATTCATTAAGAGATATTTGTTCATCCCCTTTACCTGTCTTTACCATTGTTTCTTTCATACCTGTGTTAAAGAAATGAACTCTTTTATCAGTATCAAAGTCACCAATTTCTTCTTTGTTTTCTCTATGTGCTTTAGTGTTAGGTAATGCTCTATCATGACTACCTATAGCCCACAACATTTCAGGCATAGCCCTTTTTGCTGCATTTCTTTTTAATCTAGCCATAGGCAACTTAACACCATCACTTAACGTAACATGTGATTGGTGAGATTCTTTTCCATCACTTCGGTGTTCTAATAAATGTTCAATAACTTTACTTCTGTCTTTAGGTTCTAACCATTCTAAACCTAAATTATACCCTAACCATCCTAATTTATGAGAGTGGTTTTCTAAAACACCTAGTGGGTATTTTTGTTTATCATAATGTTCAATTTCTCCCTCACCGTATTTACCTTTATTTTTATATTCTAAAAGATAATCTCTAGCATTTTCACTTTCTTTGAAACCGCCACTATTAATTAATTTTTGAATATCAGCGTATAATCTATTATCTTGTAAATTACTCCCTTCGACTTCTTGATAGTCGTCACTAGTCCATTTATTAGCAGCCTCTTCAAAATGTTTATTTCTAACATCTTTATCTGTAGAGCCATTTTTAATCATTTCATCAACAGAAACTCGGTTATCTTCTATCCATTTTTGATAAGCCCTTTCATATAATGTGTGTTCAAGAGCACCGTGTCCTTCACTATGTTCACTTAAATCACCTAAATATTTGTTGTCTAACACCATATCTCCATTTTTTTTGTGATAGTTGTTATGCCTCATTTCTATTTCACCGTGAAGTTGTGAAAGCGGTGTGTCATCTTCACTAGACAAATAATAATTTTTTAATTTCTCAACAAACTCAGGATAACCGTGTTTAGAATTAATTTTTAATAAAGGATGTAAAATGTTGGAAAAAGGATTGTCTCTATAACTAGATGAGTCTGTTACACTTTTAGGCCATCTAGAAATCATATCATCTGACACTACATGTTTTCCAGCCCATCTATGTTTAGCAGGGTACATTTTTGCTGGTCTTTGTACCGTTTTTTCATTTTCAAAATCAAGTCTATCTCTATGTCCGGTTTTTCTACCACTTAACATATACTCATAGGTAGGTTTGAAAGATTCTCGTTTCTTTCTTCTTTCTTGTTCTCTTCCATCTAATGGTAGACTTTCTTCTAATTCTTTGAATCTATCTAAATCTAAAATCTGTCTTTTAACATCTTCGTCTTTCAAAATTAAAAGACTTTTATCAATGAAAAATCTATCAATGTAATTTTCTTCATATATGCCTTTATTGAACAAATTAATGACTGATAAAACATAGTCATTCAATTCATGGTCTATATCTTCTTGTGCAAAGATGAAAGATTTTAACAAATTGTCTCTTGCTTGAAGATGAATATTTTGGTCTGAATCCAAATCATTCACCTCCCTCCAATTGCGGGGTTCTGCCTAATAGAACAGGACAGCAAACTCCCACCCTGATTTTCAGGTGCTAAACATCCTGTGGATGTATTACCTCCGCATAGTTGACAATGTTCGGTGGTTGAAACCCCTTTCACAATACCAACTTTCACATTCATCCCTCAGTAAGATGGCCGATTGCGGCTGACTCATGAGGATTCATGTTAGGTGCAAGAGCATCTAGATTAACACTAAATCTTCTAGCACCTTTATTTGCTACATCATCTGAATCTAATAATGATTGATTAGTTTGATATTGAGCATTGTAAGTTTGACCGCCTGTTTCAGACATAAATTGTACACCACCCGGTCTTGTGTCAAATGTTGTTGCTTTGTGATGCTCACCTTTTTTCATACTGCCGTATTTTTTCATACCGCAACCCATTTTATTCAAACATTCAGATTTTTTCATACCACAAGAAGGACACTTATCTTCTTTCTCAACTTTACCACAAATACACTTACTTCTTGCAGCATCACCATCACAATGAGGACACTTTGCCTTTTCTAAAGTATCTAATCTATTTGCTATAGTTTGTGCTTTTTGTAACATAACACTAACTTCATCGCTTACTTGTGTGAATCTTGGTCTAACCATTTAATACAACTCCTTTCTTTCTTCGTAGTTTTCTGCCATTTCGTGAATCTCTTCCCATGACATTTTGTGAATCTCTTCATTACTATATTCTTGTTGAGGTGATTTAAGTATTTGATTATTTTCAGGAATAGAATTACCTCTAAAACCATCGGTGAGTGAAATCTCAGTCATTGGAGTTCTCATAGTAACATAACCTGCTTTCTTAAGGATTTTATGTGGAGAGTTCATTTCTCTTTCCATAGATTGCATTCTTTCATCCATGCTTTCCATTTTGTTAATGAGAGCATTCAAAAGTTTCTGAGCATTGTCAGAATCACTCTCACTCATTATACTCACTCCACTCTTCTACCGAATGTACCTGATACACTACGCATGTTAGTGTTAGTACGAGATGGAATTACTGTACCTTTTAACACAGAACTTCTTTGACCTGTATCAAACTTACTTCCTCTTTCATTGTATTTCACAACAGGAACTCCACCTGCAAATTGATTAACACCAGCGTAATCTTCTACACTTTCGCTTTTACGGATTTCGCTTGTTAAATCATTCTGCATAAAGTCTGCATATTTGAGTATTTCATTCAAATGGTGTCTGCTACTTGCAGAATCATTATCGTCTAAACTTTTACTAAGACTTTCAACATGTAACGTAAGTTTTCTTGCCATTGGATTCATTTTCCGTAGTTCCATAATACCAACTCTGTTGTAGCCCACTATATACCCACTAATTAATTATGCCCCTTTCAAACGCCCTGCATCGCCTAATTTCTTCTGATTCTGTTGGGCTATCGTAGGTTGTGGCCCTCTTTGTTGTACACTAGTTATAGGAGAACCTGCACCCATGCTTGTTCTAGACTGAGGTGAGGCTGGCCCTCTGTTTCTAATTCCAACTCCTTGACCGCCCGGATTTACAATTCCCGGTGGTAACGGCCCTCTTCCCGGTGGCATTCCCGGTGGCATTCCCGGTGGCATTCCCGGTGGCATTCCCGGTGGCATTCCCGGTGGCATTCCCGGTGGCCTTCCCGGTGGCTTTCCCGGTGGCATTCCCGGTGGCATTCCCGGTGGCATTCCCGGTGGCATTCCCGGTGGCATTCCCGGTGGCATTCCCGGTGGCATTCCCGGTGGCATTCCCGGTTGTCCACCCGGCATTTCTTGTTGTGGGTCTATTTTTTTATAAGTAAATCTAATATCTCTTTCTCCTTCTTCCATGAGTTCAGGTTTATAACCGAGCATCATCATTCTTTGTGCAAGGTTAACTTCCATCTCATCTCTTCTCAAACGAGTGATTTCATCTTCTTCTTCATTCGGATAAAGAGTTAATTTCCAATCTGTAACATTTAATTGTTTTAATATTCTAGGGAATAATACTTCTGTGTAAACTTTTTGTCCAAACTCAACTGCTCTATTAGTTACTAATATCTGCATACCTTCATTATTCAAACCACCACTTTTACCATTATCAATCATGAAAATATTGCTAACACCATAAAAAGCAGACATTCTAGCACGAATCTCATCCCTCACAGCAATATATTGCATCTCATCTAATGTGTCCATAAACTTCACCCAATTGACACCCCCTCTTCCGGTGGAACTTTCTATACCAACTTTAGGTATGTAATGCGGGTCACGTTCCATTTTTTCATCTACAGATTTCCAAAAAGACTTCATAGATTCAAGATTATCTGTGGTAACTGAAATTATACCTTTTGGCGACCTTCTCTTTTGATACGCTGTGTAGATATAATTATCCATAGCAGTAAGAGACATCGCTTGCCTCCACATAGTATTTACAGGAGACTTACCATATAGTTTACTTGGGTTATATTTACTAAGATGTATAACCTCACCTTCAATATAATATTGAGTTTTACCACTACCTGCCATATTGACATAGTGTACATCTTGCATTTCGTTCCCACACACTTCACAAGTTTCATTTTGACCGGGATATGCAATTTGGTCACGATGTAATGCACAGACTTTGTACCTACCACCTCTTACACCTCTTTTATCAGAAACTATACGCATAAAAATAGGGTCGCCACGAATTACTTCTTTGATTCTATAAAATGCTATTTCACTAGTGTCAGGGTCTACATGGTATTCTTTTATCAATATCAAAAACGCATCATCAACAATATTCAAATCATTTTCTATTTCATATAATATATGTAAGAAAGATTGTTCCATTGAGTTTTCTTGTTTTAACAACCATTTAGGATAAAGCATTTGTTCTACATCAGGTTCTCTCACAGGAGAGCCACATAACTTACAAGCGTCAACGCTATCACTATATTCTTCACCACATGACACACAGCAAAATTGAAACTTCTTTTCCCAATAATATCCTCTTCTGAACATTTCTTGTGTTAATTTTGATATTATAGTTCTAAGAACTAGATTTTCTTGAGCCACCGCATAAAGAGCAGGTAATGTGATTCCTTGCGCCATTACAGGTTCTTGTATACCTGTAGTGTACAAGGGCATTGTAGGTTCAGGAGTTGAACGTCTACGGAAGGGTTTTGAGAGATTTGTTAGAAAACGACTTATCCTACTATCATCTTCTGCCATTATAATCCCTCTCCCCATTTAGCAACAGTATCTGCTTGTACTCCCCACTCAGCGAGTAAGGCATCAGACTTGGATGTATCGTCAGACCAATTATTATATTTAACTAGTTTTTTAAGTTCCTCTTTTCTCATTTTATCATCTTCTTCTATGTAGGCTAACACCGCTTTGGCTTGTGTTTTTTTCATTTGCAAATGAGGTAATAAGGAAGTTAGTAACTTTCGTATATCTGCTTTAGAATAGAATTGCAAGCGGTGTTGACTCCTTTGACTGTCTTTGTACACTTTTTGGTCTAATTGTAAACGACCACAATCTAAAGTTTTTTGTAAATGTTCACAATGTATTCTCCCTCTAGTACCCGTTGCTATGAAACCTGCTCTTGGTTCTCCCCTTCCTGTGATACTAATATAACCATCAGCATCTAAAAATCCAGCAGCGTAAGCAAAAGGGTCTTTGAGAATCAAACCATGATTGTCTGCTTTTACAAATGTAGAGCGTGTGTTACCTGTTAAAATATCTAATTCTTCACCATACATGGCTAGTAGTTTTCCTAATTTTCCCACAGTCATACTTTTGGTAATATCTTTATTTTCATGTAAAGTTTGAAAAATTGCTTTAGATGTCATAGCACCTTTTTGTTCCAACATAGATGCGCTTTTTTTCAAGACCTCTGCATCTTTTTCGTTCAACCTATCCATTTGATGTAAAGTGGTTTTCCAAACTTTCTTTGCATCTTTCTTTTGTTGCATGGCTTTTACCCAAGAGTCTTTTTCATCTTGACCCCACACTCCTTCAAACTCATCAAGCATTTTGAGTATTTCATTAGATTGATTCCATTGAATACATGCTCTTTGTAAAGTAACCTTTCTAGAATCACCAAACTTTCTTAATGCTTTCATGTCTTTTTCTGAAGGTGAAAAAGATTTTATTACATTTTTGTAATCTTCTAACCATGAATGCATTGTAATGGTTGAATCAAACTCTAAAGATTTGATTGTGCGAATGTCTCCAATTAAATCATCAATGTCATTTTTTTGGCTTTTGTTGACTCTTCTATTTTTTCTTAATCTTTTTACAATATCAGAAGCAGAACACCCCACATGTGTTTCAAACCAACCCTCCCCTGTTGTAGAAAAAAGTTCTGTCATCTCAATCTCTCTCATATTAAAGTAAAACTATTATTATCATCTACTATTATTGTTGTATTATTCTTATAATTCATGGTATCATCCAACCCCCGTTCCCTCTATTGTTTTGATTCCCGTCAAACCAATTTTCAAAGTTTTCCATGACATCATCAAGTAATACCACTTTACCTTTGAACTCTTTAGTCGCCCAATTAGCAAGTGCTAGACTCATCGCCAAGTCATCGTTTACACCAACACTCTCTAGTCTACCATTCTTTTGCATACCAAAACGATTCAATTCTTGTTCCACCTTATGTGTATACTCACGGCTTCTCTCATTACCATAAGGTAACTTGATATGGCCTTGTTCAAATGCGAGTAATAAAGACATGAAAAGTGATTCCTTTTTTGTTCTTGTTGTCATAAAGACTTTTATTGGCATATCCGCTGCCATTTCTCTCATTTCTGCTTCTAACATTCTTTGAAAATTGTTGCCTTCTAATTCTATTAAATCAGGTTGAAACTTATTATTTAGAATAACCATCATTCTTTTTTGTGCTAATGACGACATTCCCCTTTCATGCACAACGTGTACAATCTGTTTTACATCTTCATTTGGTAACATTCTCATCACAGTCATAGCGGTAAAATCAGCATTTTTATCAGAAGATATAGCAGGGTCATGTCCTATGAAATGTTGACCCCAAATACCATCAGGTTGCCCTTCTTCATTAAAATTAGTATCAGCCCTATCTAACAAAACCAAATCTTTGTCTCTAGCGGTTTCTAAAATATCCATAGGAAACATACTCGCTACATCGTGAATCGGTTCACATAGATACTCACGGCTAAATTGTATCGCTGGCATAGATAAACGTCTTTGTTCCAAAGATTCTAAATCCCATCTCTCAGGCCAAAGAGCCTCTCCTTTCATATTTATAGCAGGGAAAGTTTCAACCAAAAATGTCTCTTTTTGTTCTAACTCAGCATATAAGTCATTGTAACTGAATGGTGTACCGACCATCATCAACCTAGAACTGTGGTGAAGAACAGGAAGTAAAACACCATAAAACCAATCGGCTGCTCTTTGTAATTCAGTTCCTGTAGTACCCCATAGAATATCATCACAAACAACCACATCGGGGTGGAAACCTCTAGTAGCACCACCAACCGACTTTGCCATGATACGAGAACCATTAGTCAACTCAAAATATGATTTAGCCCACGGTTTTCCTGATGTTGGTTTCAAATCACGAAGTATCTCAACAGTATCTATATTACTTCTAATAAATCTCATATGTTCAAGAGTCTGTTCCATAGAGTGAGAAAAAATCATTATATGAGTGCCGGGATTAAATGCCGCTATCCATAAAGCATATGACATAAAAAATACAGATTTACCGTGGTCGCGAGATGCTTTAACACAGTAGTATTGGTTTTCTTCTAAACCTTTATCCCAAGTTTCATGATGCCCGCTGTAAAGCATCCCCATAATATCTACAAAAAAATATCGAAAAGATTTCTTAGACATCTCCCTGTCCATTTCTAGAATAAAGGCTTCAACATCTTTTACCATTAGTAATATCTCCAATGTCTTACAGATTTTACTACTCGCCTTTGTAAATCTTCTTGAGGTTTTGTAACATCATCCACAGTTTTTGATGCTGCGTCTTGTGCTTTTTGACCGGGAACAACACTTGGTTTTTCTGCTATCACTTTATTCGCTTCTGTTAACTGAGCATTAACAGGGTCATTAATTGATTGTCTATCATTATAAAGGTGCATACCACTGTCAGCATTTTTTCCTGTTTCTGCTTCAAAGTTATTTTGATGAACATTACCTGATGTGCTACCAGCAGTAGAGTCCATAAAATCAGCAAACTTTCCACTAACGGTATTTCCAAGATTTGCTGCTGCTCTTTCAGCACCACCCAAAGTGGCTCTTGTTGCTTGCGCTCCTAAAGCCCCTCTACCAGCAGCCGAAAATACATCTCCTTGAGAATCATCTGATAGCGCACTCAAAAAAGACCATGCTGCGGGTAAAGCAGTTGTAGCAGCACCAGCAACCTTTCCAGCAGTTGTCAAGTTGTAAGCAGGTGCTTGGTCGTATGCTGCTTGTGCTTGATTTTTATCAGCATAGTTTTGACCTGCGAAATTATACATTGGCTCATCGGCTGTACCCATATTTTGCACATCAGGTCTTTGTCCTGTATATCCTAGATTTGGGTCAAAAGGTCTAAAGTAAGAAGAGATTGGTATGTTGCTTCCACCTGATAAATTAATTTGTGGTGCTATACCTTGAGAAGTAACGGCAGTTTGAACAGCCCCCGCATCTTGTTTTCTAATTACAAGCACCTTACTCATTCAAACCACTCCTAAATGATGCCTTAACTACCTTGATTGTTGTTTCTGTATATCCAAAAGATTTTGTTAGTCTCATCCAATCACCTTTAGCGTTGTGAATCAATCTAACATCTTGAGGTGCTAAACCTAATTTTTTAGAAATAATAGCAATATCTTCACTAGACTCTATTGATAATTTTGAGTTTGTTAAATGCTTCAAAACACTATCATCACTTAATGCATCCTTCATCTGTACATCTTCTAATGCTTTAACAATTCTGTCCTGAGCACTAGTCATGTTATTACCCCCCTTAGTGAACTGACTTAAAAAAGTCTGCTGCGGGTCTGAAAAAGTTTGCCTATATCTAGCGATATTTTCAGGAGTCGAAACTCTTTCTCCACCTGCCGCAGCAATACGTTGTAATTGCTCATCACTCATTCCAGCAGCCGCCATCCTTGTTGCTGCTGCACCCGGAGGTAAAGGTATCGGGCCTTGAGGTTGTTGTGTCTGCGGTGGTTGAGGTTGCATCACCGCTTGTTGTTCTAATATTGGATTTTTATTAGTTTGAATTGTATTTCCCATTGTTCGACTTTCAGCATCACCTAATGCTGGTGAATTATATGTGGCTTGATAAGGAATATAATCAGCCAATGTACCACCTTGATACCTACCACCTGTTACTGAATGTGTTGATGTTGCTTGTGTTGGTAGAACCTCAGGTAAAGGAACTCTAACATTATGCCCTTGTGCTTCACCTAGATAATCATGCAACGCTTCAATCACTCTTCTTCTTTCTGCTGTGATTTCAGGTGCTTCTTGTAACAAACTTATCCCATGTTTTGCTGCTAACTCAGGAGTTAATTCTGAACTTCTAAGTCTAGTGTTTCCAACCATGTTTCCTACTTCTTCATTTTTACCTGCTAACATAGCCAAAGCATAAATGTTTCCAGCAGTATGATGAGTGCCTTTTCTCCCATTCATAGTTCCAATTGTACTTCTATAACTATCAAAATCCATTGTGTTTTCTAATTCTTCTTCGGTGGGTACACCTGTGTGAAGTTCAGTATAAGCATTCATAAGTTTTTGATGAGCAGAATGTTTTTTCGTACTACCATTTAATTTGTTAAAAGCAGAAGTACCTTGTAATTCACTTAGTAATTGTTGTCTCATATTCGGGTCTAGTACCCACTCAGCAAGCCTTCTTCCCTTAAACATCGTATTCATTAAAGCAGGGTGTTTTATAGGGCTTAATGATTGTTTTATTCTTCCTGTGGCTAAAGCATCCCCAATACGGGTAGGGTCAAAAGTATCTAAAAGTTCATTCATTACAACAGAATAAGCCCCACCATCTGTGCTTCCACCTTTTCTAGTTTTTAATTTATAAAAGTCATCCGGTAGTTTATGCGCTGCACCTGAATGAGCACTTAACCCTTCTATACTTCTATCTACACTATGACCTAAATTAGTTAAACCTGTAACCATTTCTTCATTAGCAGCGTGTCCTTTCCCTCCTTGAAAATGCCCGGATGGGAACACATTTCCACTAAGCACATTATGGCCTTCTTTCGGATGAACGGCGTAAGAAAGTAGATTTCTTTTAATGTGTGGATATTTTAGAAAATGTGTTAATTTACCACCAATTCTTTGTGGGTCTATTCCTTTTTCTATTGCAATATTTCTCAAATGTTTTTGAAAAGGTACAGATAAAGAATCAATGAATGTCCCAAAAGGACTTCTTTGCTTGTGGTAATTTGTGTACCCCGTTACTAATTTTTTTCCTCCACCGTGTTCTATGTAATGTTGTCTTGAGCCTTCTTCATTATTACCTTGATAATCACTAAGTGCAATTTTTCTCCATGCAGGGTCATAAAAATTAGGTAAATGGTTTTCTACATTTGCGTGTTCAGCGTTTGTGCGTTTTATCGCTTCATCTATATCATCTATAGGACACCCACCCACACCTGCTTTTCTAAGTAAATTACCATAATGATGTGCAACCCCGTCTATACCATGATAATGTGTTCCACCAAAATCATCTTTCCACACAGGTATTACTTTTCCACTATCTGTTTTTTCTAAATCAAATCCACCTTTGATTAGATTACCAACACCCGGCATTCCTGTGTCTTTCTCTCCATGTCCACCTGTATGAGCAAAAGGAGGTGCATGTAATTCAGGAAACTTAGGGTCAGGAGATTGAAACGATTCTATAGGAGGATGTCTTTGTGCGTGGTATTGTCCATCCCATGCAATTACATTCCCATCGCTTTTCTTTAGGTTTGTTGAATGTAACATTATGTAATTCATGGAGTTGGGCCTCCACGATTTTCAGGATGAACACCAAAAGCCTGAGAATCATTTGTAGCATCTTCAGTTGCCCCCTCAGGTCTTGATGTAGTTCTAAAACTAGCAGAATTATATTTCGGTTTATCTTCACCTGCCCCACTAGTATCTTTTGTACCCATACCCTTCGATGTCGTGTCTTTAGTTTTCAAAGCCCTTTTCATTTGTCTTACTAAACTTCTCAATTCAACTATGTCTGCATGAGTTGGCCCTGCTTTTAACAGATTACTAACCGCCACTAAATCAGAACTCATTTGTATTTGTGATGGGTCTTGAATAGGTGGTTGTGGTGGTGGTGGTGGTGGTGGTACAGGTGGTGCTGACACAGCAACAGGTGGTGCGCCCATTCTTCTAAGCCCCATTTTTCCAACCGATAAACCAGCAGATGGAGTGCTTCTTCTATTCAGATGAGGTACTGAGGGGGCTGATGACATTCTCGGTGAATGGATTCTTGGTCTTTTCACCCCAACTCCCGCAGGTAATCTACCACCGCCCGTTGGCCCTGCGAAATATTTACGTTGTCCGAATCTTCTTTGTGATGCGGTTGGTACTCTAACATTACCTACTCTTTTCCTCGCTTCCATTGTACCTTGATATTCCCTATACTTTTGCGGGTCTTTTGAAAGCGGTTGTTTGACTTTTCTACCTCTATGGCTTCTCTCCACAGCCACATGTGCTAACTCTAAACCTGTTTTTTTACCTTGTTTAATAGATGAACGTAAAGCCTTATCTCTTCTTCCTGTAGAACCTTTTGGCCCTAGACTACCACCCGGTGGTGTGTCAAACTGACCTGTTGATGGTCGCCATTTCTTGTTTTGTTCTTTGGCTCTTCTTTTTTCCATTTCTTTTTCTGTTGCTTTCATTAAAGTAGACCAAGCATCTCCCATAGGTTCACCTGTAGATATGTTGCTATCTGAGCCTGAATTAGCATTAAAGTATTCATTCATCCTTCTTTCATACTCAGAACTCATTTTTGGTAAAATGCCTGTTTTTTTCTTAGGTTCACTTTCAGGTTCACTTTCAGGTTCACTTTCAGGTAAGTTTTGTGCTTGTGTGTATCTTGACATATTAGATAAAGCATCCATATAATTTTCATGGTCTAATGCTTGCACTAAATCCATACCTTCTAAACCTGTAATATCTCTTTGTCTAGATGTAAGATTTCTAAATGTAGGTTGACCTGTACTGATATTCATACCTTTTTGACCGGGTACAACAGAAGTATATCTTCTATCTCCTTTTTCACCACGTTTATCTTTTGTAGTTTGAGAAATAGGCATATAATTACTTAAATCTCTAATCATGGTTGTTTTAGGAATATTAAGACTGTTTCCGTGTTTATCTAACGCTCGTCTAACAGCCACTAAATCTCTTTTTTGTGCTTGAGTCAAACTAGGTTCTAAACCAAGTGTGCCTGTAAGTGCTTGCATTAGCAACTCTTTAGGTGTTTTTCTTTTTGTTACAGCAACATCCTTCTGTCTAGTTGTAGGCACAAAACTTCTATCACTACCAACACCTCTTCTACCATATTTACCCATTTTAAGTAATTGAATAATATCCATGCTTTCTCCCATAGCAAATAAATTACCAGCGGCTGCACCCGGCCCTTTTGCACCCATAGCAAGACTAGTCTCAAAACCTAAATTACCCGGTGGGCCTGTTTGTGCAGAAAGTTCTCTATCTACATCTATTTTTTCTGAATCATCTCTTTCTTCATCTTCTTCTTCAGGTAAATCACTAGGTTTTATACGAATATGTTTTATTTTATTTCTCTTCTCTTTTGTTTTTTCTTTTTCTTGGAGTTTTCTTTCATATTTATCATCACGAACTTTTCCATCCTCCATACCATAAGTGTCCTCTTCGTGGTTATTTCGGTACATATGGGAAGATTCTGAACGTGGTGAATACATTCTTGTGTCTGTACCCGTACCTGTCATTCCCGACTTGGAAATGTACACCCTACGGTCAGTCATAGTCTAACCCCGCATATACTTTTATTTCATTGTTGAGTTTATTAGAAAGCCTATGATAGAACTCTATGACAAAATTAGGACTTACAAAACACCTAGCCATCGTATCACAAAGATATTCAAAATTAGATAATTCTTTTCTCAATTCAGCACGAATATCAAAAACTTCTTTTGGTTCATCACTTTGTTGTAATCGTGTAGTTAAATCTACTATTCTTATTATACAATCTACATTTTCTAATTTATTGTTATAAGAATTAAAATGATGATAATTGAACTTCTCTATAACATTAACACAATAATCTAAAAATAAAGGTAAATCACTATCGTGTAATGAATTATCAGAATTATAATGTCTATGACCGGGGTGTGTTATTTGCATTAAATCTCCTATAGAAATCAAGTGGCATCCTCTCCACTTTCCAACAAAGACTCTCTAATTCTCTTCCATGTTTCAGGTGATTCTTTAGATAGTTCCACTTTTAACACGTTGATTGTTTGATTAATTTGTGGGGTTTCATTTTTAGTACCCCATTGGTCTTGCATTTTCATTAAGTCTTTAATAGATTCTCTAACTTCTTTGTGTAAACTTACAGCATCTTTGACAAACCCATCTTCATGTACACTAGTTTCATCAAGATAAGTGTTAAGTCTTTGATTTAATCTTTCGACATTTTCTCTTAGAGTTGTCATTTCTGTTCCGACTTGAATTGCGACCTCAGTTGCTGCTGATTTTTGAACCAACGGTTGAAAATGAAACTTCATATGATGGTACACACTATTTTCCGGTATTTCTAATTCTTCCGCTATGGCTTCAGATTCTGTACCATCAGCAAAATATCGAGATTCATATTCTGCTCTTTTTGGGTCTGTACATATTTTACACGTGTGATTCGATGCTAGGTGAAACTCTCCCATATGGTTTCTATAATGTCTTTCAGAAGTGTTAGTTCTCCAACCCATTTCTTTATCTATTTGTTTAGGATTCATGTCTCCATTTAACAAGGCTTCTTCGTATACCTCTCTTTCAGAGGACATACAAAAAGAACATGAGCGTTTGGTTACGGCATCCCCCATGTAATAGTCGATGAGGCGTACATTTGATAATACTATCTAGTTATTCTAGCATAAACCGTAGTCAAAAGAATAAAAGATACAAAAATCCCAATCATGTACATGGATGTTTCAGATGCATTTAATTCCCCACCTTTGAATAAAAGAATTAGTAATCCAACAATCATAGCACTAATTAATTGTACCATTACCATATCTATAATCACACTTCTCTTTGGAGAGAAAAAGTGCATAGAAACTTCTGCAAACTCTTTTGGTATATACTCTGTCGGGGTTATTTTCATTTTAATCACCTTAGTCCAAAGAAACTTCGGGCTGTTGTACCCATAGCGTTGCCCGCATTTTCTAGGAAAGTTTGGTCTGTTAAAGCACCTGTGAGTGCAGATTGTAATAGACTTTGTTCAGAGATAGCAATTATTCTATCTCTTTCTTGTAAAGCAGATGTAACCGCTTGTTGTGAAATATTTTGTAAAGTGTTCAATTGTGCTATTATGTTTTCAGCAGAAAGAGTTTGTAAATCACTAGGTAAAGAAGATACATCCATTTTCATATTCCCATCATCGTCTATTTTGAAAGATGAGTTTTTTAACACATTCAACAAAGAAAACGCTGTAATATTAGAAATCATTTCTACAAATATAGGCATACTTTGTCCAATGAAAAATCTATCAATAGGTTGTATTGTATTCATCATCGCTGCAAGTATCTGTGTATCTGAGGGAGGGGCTATAGGTGCTTGAGCGTGGGCGGGATTAAAACCAGCACCTTGCAACATTCCGCCCATAAGGGGATTCATTTGTTGACTTTGTTGAGCACCAAAAGGATTAGTTGATGGTGTTGCAGCACCTAATCCCAAACCTGTAAAGCCGTTATTTTGAGTTTGGTTTGTACCTATTCCTAATGTCATTGTTGTGCCACCTCTTGATTAAGGGGAACAGGTGTCATGGTTTGAGGCTGTTGGTTTATATTAGGTATATTGGCTTGATTTAACATGTTAGAAAAAGCGGGTGTGGGTAATGAGGCTTCAAGTATTTCTTTTTGAAACATTCTCATATCAAACTGTATCATAGTAATATCATTGTTTCCACTTTCAGGATTTGGTATATGCCAAATATTTATGCCTTTTGATTTGTTAGAATCTTTTTGTATTTCTTCAAAAAAGACTTGATATTTTTCAACTAAACTATGAGTGGGTTGTGATGTGTTTGTTAAGGCTGTAACAGGAACTGTTACTAAACTAACACCTTTTTTCATTTTATCTCTAAACCTAGATGGTTTTAATTCATCTTCTCTTTCTTGTTCTGATTCCCATTTACATAACAAATGATAAAGATGTAAATGTTCAGGACAGTATGTTCCTTTCATTCTTCTACCACTAGTAACTCTATCTTGTGCTAAAAAAGCCTCAACTTCCCCTGTAATTGGATTGTTCCAATACATCTCCCAAAGACTTCTACCTGTTTCATCATCAGTAATTCTTTGATATAAATTATCACTTTTTATTAACTCAGCACAATCACAACCATCAACAACACAAAGATTTGTTTGTTTATTGTAAATATATTTTCTACCAAACAATCTAGCAGGGCTTAACATAAATCTTTTTGCTGGCGTAAGTAAACGATAGGCTTGTTTTATGTCTTGTTTCCTTGCTTTTCTACCATCAGGATGTGTGCTAGGGTAAAAATTAACTTTTGGCACTTCAAGATTTTTAGTTTGGGCTAACGCTTGCATCTGTTGTTGTGCTACAGCCTGTTCCATTAAAGCAGCATAATTTAAGTTATTATTTCCTTGTTGTGACAAAGCCACCATAGCGGCTTCATTTATGGCTGCTAAAGATTGATTTGGTTGTATTCTTGTGCCTGTTACAGCACGATACATATTATCGGGTACATCTAAAACCATGTTTATCCCTCAGGCTTCACCTTGATATACAATTCCCCATTTTCACTAGTTTCTAGTCTCCAAAACAATTTTTTGCCTGATTTTAAACCAAATTGTTCAACTATCCAAGAAGGTACTGTAGTTCTCAAACTCTTAGAGCCACCACCTGTGCCTACTAATGTTGTTTTATTCCTACTCATTTTTCCACCTACGAAGTTAAAAGTTCTATCAATGTTGGCTCAACATTCCAACCTATTCTAGTAGCCATGAAAGACCTTTTAGTTGGTACACCTGCTTTTTGTAAACGAATTAAATCATCTCTAAAAGGGTCAAATATTTTATGTTCACCAATTCTTCCTTGAGGCCATAACCTAGCAGCAGTATCATCGAAATATCTATCCGCTTTATTAGCGACTAACATAATTACTTTAGGAGAATATTTTCTACCTTTCCACCAAGCCTTTACGTTTCTATAACGATACTGTCTTTTAATTATATTATCTACTAAGAATGTAAATCCAGCAACTTGTTCCATTCCTTCACCACCACCTTTGAATGCTCTATCATCAAACATGTAAACAATTGCTTCGACCTGTCTTGCTACGGCATCATCCATCCAAAGATTCCAAAATCTTTGTTGTCCTCCCATATCAGCAGAATGAACTAATCTTCTTTCACCTTGCCATTTTACTCTTTTTCTAGTAGGTTTTGGTAAAAGAAACTTACCTAATATTTTAGCATGAGAGGTTCTTTCTTCTTCAGGTATTTCTTCCATTTCACCCGGTGTTGTCATATATCTATCAAGAGTGGTTTTACCCACCATGCTAGTCCCATAAACTCCTATTTTTCTAGGTCGCCAAGAATTGTATAGATTTTGTCCAAAAAGGGCAGCCCCCACCAATACGCTACCTGTCATTGACATTTATTCAACTCACTAAATCAGATAGCCATTGTGCGAAATTAGCGACTTTTTCTAAAAACCATTCAACAGTCCAACCCCACAATGTGAACTCTGTATAAGATTCAGCAGCACTAACCGCTAAAGCAGTTACACCTGCTACAATAATTGTTCTAACCCAACCAACTGTCCATTCGTATGTGTTATCAAATGTATTTGCTAAATGCATGGCTCTAAGTGTTTCTTCCACAGAATCATCTTTTGGTGTTTTGAATATTTTACCCATCTAATTCAACTCTTGTATCTGAGGTCAGGTGTACCATCCTTTTTCAACCTCGTTGTTGGTTTTCCATCAGCAGGTGGTGTTGGCATATTTTGAAGTGAATCTGCTAATTGATATATTTCATCTAAGTTTCTAGGTGGTACTACAGATTGAGGTTGATGTGCTAAAGCATCTAACCCTAAACTCATAGCACCTGAAGGAGTGCTATGTTGTTGTAATTCAGGAGGTGAAGTGGGTTGTTGAAAATATCCTGTCGGATTTTGCTTAAATGCGGCTAAATCTCTTTCTAGTTGCATTTCTTGTACCCTTAACTGAAGTTCCATTCTTCTTTGTTCATGGTCGCCTTGCATACCACGAATCCTCATTTCATATTCTTTCTGACGATTTTGCATACTAACTCTTTGTCTCATTGATTGCTCAAAGAACATTTTGAATAAGTAAAATGCCACAATTTGAACTGCTAAGGCTGCCATAGAATAGGTCATACCGTTGACCCATGAGTCTTGGCTTTCACCCGATGGCAACCAAACGCCGGAGTCAAAAACCCCTACTGCCACTCCAATGAGTGCTGATTGTGCTAAAATCAGTCCTGTTAATCTTAATTCTGAGTTATCTATTTCTCCATCGGCATTCCAATCCATGATATGACCTCTTGTTTGACCGCACTAGGGGTTAGTATAAGAAATGTGCGAAAATGTTTTCATTATTTCATTGTTATTATATAACATATAAATATATTATTATTATATATATAAGTAATATTGAATAATTAAAATAATGCTATCAAAGCCTTTAACCAATTCGGCATAATAGAAAGAAAAGCGTTGGTAATCATATTTAACAATTCCAGCGTTTTAGAGCAGCACCCTTTGGTGTTAATTTCCCATCTTTACTAGTTGGACCTTTACTTCCACCCATTCTAGCACAAAATGACTTTCTTCTTTTTGCTGCTTTACTGCCGGGTTTTAGTGAACTTGGCTTCTTTGTAACAGGTCTTTTCAAGTTTGCACCTGTTTCTCGCTTAAACTTTGCACGTCCTTTTGCATTTAGTCCACCACTTCTACTATGTCTGTTTGGGTTGTAGCCATGAAATGGCTTTTCACCTTTAGCGACATATCTAGTGCTACCTGCTGGTGAAGTAATTTCTTGATGACAGTTTGCACAACTTCCATGATACCCTGTATAATCAGGAGTGTAAGCAACCATTGGGTTTTCACTCCCACAATGAGGACATGGGAAATCATATTTTGAGGCTTTTTCAAAAACAGAATCTAACAAAGCCGCTGATGCTTGTTGCATAGGTGTGCAACAATCACATATGTTAAAATCATTCATTTCTAATACCCTTCATCTTGATAATCTTGTAACATTTGTTGATAATGGTACTCTTCTTCTTTTGGGGTTTGTTCTCTACCCTTTTGATTCATCACATCGAGTGGTTGTTTATTTCCTGTTTCATTAATCATGTCTTGTATCATTCTTTGTTCACGGGTTTTCTGTCTTTCGTTAGTAAAAGAAATTGGCCCGGTGTTTGGCCTTCTGTTCAGACTTAATTTCTTTCTTTCTGTTGATGCTTTGAGTATATCCCACGCTGCGGTAAAAGCATCCATGTCGCTTCGCATAGTGTAGTCTGTCTTAACAATTGTTGGTTTCCCACCCACACCTTGCTTTTTTGCACGTTTTCTTTTTGTCGCCGCTTGCTTCTCACCCGATGACATAGAACCTGATGTTTTAGGCGTTTTACTTGAAACTTTGATTGAAGGTCTACATTTAGGATAACCTTTACCTGAAAGTTTTCCCTTGCTTCTACCACATGGTGGGTGCTTGCCATCTTTAGTACGTGACACATCTACCCATTTTTCCTTAAACCAGCGGTTTAAGTTCTTTACAATGAGCACATCATGACAAGTACATCGTGTCATACTACTCCTACCATTTTTTTAATGTTCTTTTGTTTGTCTATCAAAGCATAACAAGGACATTTAGGAGAAGATGTTGAACATTGATTACCCTCAATCATACAAACGCAAGGTGTTTTCTTAGTACCACCACAACAACATTTGTCTTTTTTGAGTTTCATTTCTTCTTCTTCCCCTTAAACTTACCACGACAATATTGTACAGCCCAACCGTTTGCATACGCAGATGGGTAAACATCGAACTTTTTCTTAGCGGCTGCTTTTCCAGCAGGGCATAATTTTTTCCAAACTGTGTCCATACCAACACAATGACCGCAATCACAACTGTTCATTTTTTCACCTTGACCTTACGAAGTGTACCCCGATTCTTAAAGTGCCTAGCCCGATTATCATGCTCATTTTCCAAAGTGAGTTTCCCACCCTCGGTATGACTGACATCTTTCCCGTTGCCTGAACCGTAAATCCCCCTGCGTCTACGCTCACGGTTCAAACCTACTCTGTACTTGACCCGTTCCGGGCTAGACTGATATTTTGTGTCATATTCCAACTTATGTTTTCGTGCTGCTGGTGATAGATTTCTTTTCAATAGTTGATAGGCTATGTCCATTGGTTTACTAAATGATTTTTTGACTTCTTTATTAGGTGTGGCCTCATCTGTTGGTTTACGTGGCATTTTCGGGCCAACTGAAATTATCAAAACAACACCTTTCTTTTTCTTTGGTTTCATCTTATCCTCAGATGCTTGAATTAGATATTCAGGAGATATACTACCCGGTCTAACTAAACTACTTGTACCTGCAAAAATGCCCTCTTTTGGCTCTTGGTGTTCAACTGCTTCAGGTAATTGAGTACCTCTAACACCAACAACGCCAACTTTTTTCGGGTCAAGTTTCATTCTATTTGCCCTGTCTTGTGCGTAGGCTAAAGCCATTTCTCTATTTGGGTGAGTATAAGAAATCAATTCTTCTTCTCTCATACCTTCAGGTATATAGCGATTTGAGCGAGTTTTCGGGTTTCCACCTCTAATCCCTTCAGAAAGAACTTTTGGTAAATCTATAGTTCCATGATATTCTGTTACAGGGCCATATTCGTGAGGTTGTATTTTCATCTTTGCCTCACCACCCTTACTAAGCCTGTTTGTCTACGCATCTTTGGTCTGATATTTCCTCTAGAAAGGTTACGAGCATATCTTTTCTTAGTTTTACGATTCTTAGTTTTACGGGATAAACGCTGAACTTTAGCCTGAGCAAGTCTTTTTGGTCTATCTTGAATGTAAGATTTTGCCTTGAATACTAAAACGAAATCTTCATTCACGCTTTAGCGGAAGAAGCAACACGTTTTTGATGTTACGCTATCTCCGAATATCATATGCCGATACCATTTATAGGAGCAGCACTTGGGGCATTAGGTAGTTTGGCTAGTAGTGCCGCTGCTTCAACTGCTACTGCTGTCGGCACAGCAGCAGGTCGAGCAGCACTTACGCAAGGTGCAAAAGAACTTGGTAAAAAAGGCGCAAAAAAGGTCGGTGTGGTTGCTGCTCAAAAGGTAGCAGACTTTGACCCAATGGATGCAGCGATGTCTAGTTTGAATGCATCTGCTGAAAGAAATCGCCAATCTGACGAAGAAATGCGTAGAAGAACGGCAGATAAAGCCTCAAGTCAACAAAGTACAACCGCTGGTTTCGGTCAATAACTCAAAAAATGATGCCATAATTCTTTGGCTTCTCTCTTTTTTAATTCATCAGAACTACTCATGGCTTCGTATAGAGTTTTGTTGATAAAAATGTTTTCTTGTTCGGTAAAAGGTATACCGAGAGGTTGTCCTTTGATTAGTAACCAAGCCCTTTCAAATGGTGTTGCCATAGTCATTTACGGGTTAAATACGAGAGGGGGTTTATAAATAAACATTCCTAAATCGTGTTTTTACAAAGGATTCCATCTTTGCTCTTCAGGAATATCGCTTAAATTACCCGTTGGACTCACCATAATGTTGTTTCTATTTTGATTAAAAAACTTTTTTCTGTCCATCTCTTTTCCATCCACCGTGATTGTATTTGGAATTGGTGGGTAATTTTCTATTATTCTCCTTCCTACTTCTGTGTGTGGATTAGGGGTTATGGGTAATCTACTCGCTATAGCATTTGTAGAAGGTTGTCCACCAACATTTGGCCCTCTTCTCCCACGCATGTTATTATCCATTCTTTGCATATTTTTGCGAGCATCTGCGTTTCTAGCCATTAACATGTCTTGTAAAGACATAAAATTACCTGAGCCGGGAGGATATTCGTGCATATCAAGGGGTTGTTTTTGGTTTCCACCAAACTTTGGTTGCCCTGTGTATGACTCATCTGCTTTGAGAAAATCCCATGCTTTATCGAATGCTGTCATTTTAATCACGCGGTATTGCTTTAGAAGGGTCATTAGGTTGTTGTAAACTCATTAATGCGTTGTATAATTCAGGGGTATATTGTGGGTATTGTCCTTGTCTAAAACCCGTAGATTGTCTTTTTAATTCACCTGATTGTTCTGCGGCTCTAAGTGAATTAGGCCCACTAGCACCTTTCGGCTCATAACCCATACCTTCCGCTTCATCTACAAAATCACTAGGTTGGTAATATGGAGATTCCATATCAACATTAAAACCATCAGCAATTCTTTTTCTGTTCATTAAACCGTGTATCGCTGGATGATACGATTGTTTTTCTAGTGTATTGCTTTTTAATATATTCCATGCTGTTTCAAATGCTGTCATTAATATCCCCCCATTTGTGGTGGTGCTGGTGCTTCATCAGCCATATTTTCGGCTGCCATTTTTGCCTTTCTTTTACTTGCACTAGCCATTTCTTTAGTTTTGTGGTGTGTAACCAAGACTTTTGCATCCTGATATTCCATTCCTAAGGTCTGCACTAAGAAATCAATGAGTGCTTCAGCATCCAAATCTTTGTGGCTGTATTCTTCATCTCCGCCACCATTTGGGCTTTTTTCACCCATATCTGACGGCGGTGAAGGCATAGATGGCATACCCATCTTCAAAACAGCCCACGCTTCAGTAAAGGCGACACTCATGTTAGGCGGATAGAGGTTAGTGTTATCAATTTTTTTCTGCAATTTTTTTTTGCAGGTACGTTCCAACCACCCAAAAAGCCCTTTCCACGAAAAAAATGTGGGAAATCTGTGCGCGACTAAAAGAGGGTACGGTGGAGGGTACGGCCTATCTCTCCTTCTAAGGGCGGGTACGGTAGGGGGGTACGAAGCGGGGTTGGGGGTACGAAGTGGGTTGTTGGGTACGAGCGTTGGGCTGTTGGGTTCAACCACGCAACAAGCCTACGTGTGGGCTACTTCGTACCCTTCAACCACCCTTCAACCACCCCTTTGAGCGTCATGCTGCACCAGCCTAATGCAGCCTGTAATCCCTTACGCCGTTAACCCCCTACCGTATGGTTGGGTGTGTCAATACCCTCTTTATCACCTTCATAATGGGGCGGGTACGAAGCCTTTGATTCTTATATAAAGGTTGCAGTATTGAGAGTCCCATGTCAATCATGACTAACAACAAGAATGATAGCCCAAAGAACGACCGCCCAAGCATAGCACTTGACGTGTATGCTGCCCTATGCCATGCAGAAGGTAAAGGAGAAGACAACGTAGCCCTCACAGGCATACGTATGATTGGCTGCTCACCTCTACGTACAGGCACAAATGATGTGTTTATCTACGCAATTGCAGATATACTTGAAGCCCTACGTGCCAAGAACGGTTACACGAAAGACCTGCAAGGATTTATTGCATCCGTTGAAATGTTCCATACGAACAAGAACACCGGCGCATCTGAGTTAGTGATACCAAAGCGTATGCACACATCAGTCAACAGCCTATACAGGTCTGCTGAGTTTGGTGGCAAGAAACACTTGAACAGCGTGTGCAGAGATATATTCGGTGATGATTGGTGGAAAGTGGATAAGCAACTACGCCAAGAGGCTGTCTTGCTTCGTGCAATTGAAGGCACACTACCTGAGAAAGTAACCACACAGGCAGTTGCACCTACACCTGCACCTGCAAATGACTTCGCTGCTCAGTTCGATGTGTATGCCAACACCAAAGTTACGGTGAAAGAACCCACACAGGGACAAATGCCCTTGACCGTGGAAGATATGCTTGAGCAACTACGTGCAAACGGCTCAACCACTATCCCAACTGAGCCTACACCTACACCTGCAACTCTCACAGTTGAGAGTACGAAAGCAGAATTGGCTGCGGTTGTTTCCAAGAATCTTGGAATTGACGTGAAACAGGCTATGCTCATGAACAAAGAAACTTTAGTTTCTTTACTGTGAGTATACAATAGTCTGTCGGAATCTCGTAAGCACTTGAGTGGTTTTTGTCATTCCACTCAAGTGTGTCTCCATTAGGGGCAATTGTGGTTGGTCGAGTGCAACCAATATGTAAGACACTCAGTAGCGAACAAAAGAGTCGCGGCCAACCACAACCCCAACCATACTATGCCTCACCCCTCTGCGGGGTGGGGCTTTTTTTTTGGCTTCGTACCCATGCTCACGCGGCTTCGTACTCAAATCATAGCCCCGAATCCACCCTACGCACACTATCGTTCCGCACAACCGTATGGTTGGGGATATATTTCTGAGTGTGTGAGAGAGACAGGCTCGCTGATGTGCCTATAATAAATGAATCACATACATCATACCCATGACAAGAAGGTTGAACATATATCATAGGTAAATGTAAGAACCCTATACGTGTATAAGAGAATAAGGATATGTAAGTAGGTGAAGTAAAGGGCAACTAACATACATTATTATAATCATTCATTATTATATCTATACATAATAATAATATAAGTA